TCGATGACCCGCACGACATGGCGGACACCGAGAACGAGATCACCAAGACGGTAGACGACTACAACGCTGCGGTAGCGAACCGTATCAACGACCCCCGTACGTCGATTCGCACGGCCATCATGCAGCGCTTTCGAGAGCGGGACTTCTCAGGGCACGTGCTCGGGACGTCGCCCGAATGACGAAGTGGTTACACCTGCGGCTCCCCATGGAGTACGAGTCCGTTCCCTCGTGCAAGTGCGGCACATGTGTAGGCAAGAACGTGTACGGCTGGAGCGATTGGCGCACCACGGACGGCGAGGTTGTACACCCACGGTTTACGCCCGAGTTCCTCGAGGCCGAGCGCGTTCGCCTGGGCTCCATGGGCTACGCCGGGCAGATGCAACAGCGACCATTGCCCGAGGGTGGTGGGCTGTTCCCGCTGTCTGCATTCCAACGTAGGTGGGATGAGCTACCCGAGGAGTTGGACCGCGAGATCATCACACTCGATGCTTCGTTCAAGGCTGGCACGAGCTCGGACTACGCGGTCATTCAGTATTGGGTGGCCAAGGGTGCAGACCGCTACCTGGTGGAGCAATGGCGTAAGCAGGCGGGGTTCACGGATACGCGAGACGCGCTCAAGGACATGCACGCCAAGCATCCCAGGGCCAAGATCCTGGTCGAGTCGGCGGCCAACGGGATAGCCATCTTCGAGCAACTATCGCGCGAGATTGCCGGTGTACTCGAGGTCAAACCTGTAGGCGGCAAGCGGTCTCGTGCGCTCGCGGTGCAGGGCATCATAGAGAGCGGCGCAGTTCTGCTACCACGCCATGCGTCATGGGTATCGGCGTTTGTCAGCGAGGTCTGCTCGTTCACCGGCGATGGGGATGCGCATGATGACCAGGTGGACGCGATGGTGTACGCGCTGCGGGACATTCAGGATCCTGGCACGCGCCAGAAGTGGGCGGCCGTCAACCGTGGCCTGATGAAGGTGGCGAGTCGCCGATGAAGCGCGGAACCGAGCTCGATGCGTTCTTGGCTCACGTCAGGCAGTGCGCGGAGTGCAGACCGCTACCGCGTGTGTTGTGTCCAGAGGGCTATCGGCTGTTCGAGACAGGCGCTCACGAGCTGTCGCAGAAGCTTGACCCCAAGCGCGCTCAAGCCTGACGAATCGACCGCTCAGCATATTCCCAGCAATTTAAAGCAATGGGAAAGCGTGGCAATCCGAACTGGCGTAAGGGCGGAGAGAGCCCCAATCCAACTGGCAAGAAGCAAGAGCGCCGAGACGGCTGGAGCAACAGTGCCACCGGGCACGGCACCAGCCTGGACCGTCGCCGCCTGACGCGGTACGGCATTGATGTCGTTACTGACCTCGAGGCGCGCCAACTGTGGCGGTCCGAGTGGCTGTGTAGGCGCATCATCGAGGTACTGCCAGGTGAGGCAAATCGCCGCGGCTGGGACCTCAAGTGCGATGACAAAGACCTGGTCGAGCGCGTAGAGGCTCGAGCAGAAGAGCTTGACCTAGACGGCGCCATGACACGGGCTGCCGAGTACGAGCGCGCATACGGCGGGGCTGCGATCCTACCCGTGGTGAGCGGCGCGCTGGGCACGTTGGCACAGCCACTCGAGGATGACGCGACCATCGTAAGCGTTGACGCACTGCATGTGCTTGAGCCGTGTGAGCTCACGCCCACCGCGTACCACACGGACCTCTCGTCCCCCAAGTTCGGCAAGCCTGAGAAGTACCGGTTTATGGCTCAGGGCTCAGGGCGATCGGGGTATCTCCCCATGCAGGAGATCCACGAGTCTCGGCTCATCATCTTCCCCGGTCGCCGCGTCTCGAGGCAGACACAGCCGGGACAGCGCGAGGGCTGGGGTGATTCCGAACTGAACCAGGCGCGCTCTGCGATCGCAGACGTGGGACTCACCTGGGGCTCGGTGGCGACGCTACTCCACGAGTTCGGCCAGGGTGTCTACGAGATAAAGGGGCTGTCCGACATGATGGCGCAGAAGGACGGTCCCGAGCAGTTACAGCGGCGCATGGATGCAATGGACTTCTTCAAGTCAACTATGCGCGCCACGGCCATCGACGCCGAGGATAGCTACACGCGGATGGATACACCTGCATCGGGGCTCGACGGCCTACTCATGCAGCAAGCGCAGTGGATATCCGCGATCGCCGACATGCCGATCGAGGTGCTGTTCGGGCGTGAGCCAGCTGGGTTATCCGCCACTGGCGAGATGACCGTGCGTAACTGGTACGCCAAGGTGGAGAAGGTTGACGCCACCCATTACGCACCGCGTAGAGAACAGATTGTCAAGCTGCTGATTCTCGAGGATGGCGGCAAGGAGCCCGAGCTGTGGAGCGTCGAGTCAAAGCCGCTGTGGACGCCGAGCGAGGCAGAGGTTGCCAACACCAGGTTGGTTGACGCACAACGCGCCGCGATTCTGATTGACAAGGGCATCGCGAGCGCAGACGACATCGCAGAATCGTTCTACGGCGGGGATACCTACTCGCCAGAAATCAGCATCGACTGGGCTGCTCGAGAAGAGCAGAAGAAGATTGACGAGGAACAGGCCACTGCAATGCAGGAAGCCACCCTAGAGGCGATGAACAAGCCAGCGGTGGATCCGAATGCGCCTCAAGCCGATGAGCCGCCGGCGCCAGCTCGGGGGCCAAAGTGAAACTACGCCGCACAACATCCGACCCCCGCCTGGCAGGCTCATCGGTCAAGAAGCCGCTTGACATGCCGCTTCTGATTTACGTGGACGGCGACGACGTAGAGTGGCTGTTCAAACACAACGGTGGAGATCAATACGACTGGGAGCCTGTCAACGTCATTGGCGCGACGGGCGACACTGGCGACACCGGCGGCGACGGTGATCAGGGCGACGACGGCGGACAGGGGATACCTGGTCCGACTGGACCACAGGGCCCTATCGGTGCAACTGGTGCGCAGGGACCGCAGGGGCTGACCGGTGAGACGGGGCCACAAGGTGAACAAGGGCCGCCAGGCGCCGACGGGGTGGACGGAGAGGATGGGGCCGACGGATCCACTGGTCCTCAGGGCATACAGGGTATTCCAGGTGCCGACGGTGCCGATGGATCAGACGGTGCCGATGGCGACACCGGACCACAAGGCGAACAGGGGATACAGGGCGCGACGGGACCACAGGGGATACAGGGATTGACCGGGCCCCAGGGTGCGCAGGGCATCCAGGGGGAAACCGGCGCGACTGGCGCGACCGGTGCCCAGGGCATTCAGGGCGTACCTGGTGCAGATGGTCTCGATGGCGAGGATGGCGCGGACGGCGCTACCGGAGCGCAGGGAATACAGGGCATCCAGGGCATCCAGGGGCCAGCTGGTAACACGGGCGCGGACGGAGCAGCAGGCGCAGCAGGCGCCACAGGACCGACCGGACCCGCCCCATCGGGCACAGGATTCGTCAAGGTCATCTCTGGCGTTCTCCAGGTGCCGAGCGCTGCGATCGCCCAGGCCGACGTTACGAGCCTGGTGTCGGACCTGGCAGCAAAAGCGGCAAGCTCGAGCCTGGCCACAGTAGCCACGAGTGGAAGTGCATCGGACCTCGGCACTGGCACGCTACCGATTGCGCGAATCGCGGCTGGAGCGGTCACGCTAGCTAAGCTAGCTAACGTTGGCGCAGCCAGCATCCTTGGCAGCGTTGCCGGCGGCACACCAGCCGAGCTTACAGGCACGCAGGTCACAACGCTGCTTGACGTTCGCACTGAGACGCTCAAGGGGTTGATGCCAGCCAACATGGGGCGCAAGGCGTCCCTGGCGACGAACAAGAGCATCGCGAACACGCTTACGCAGGTCGTTGGCTTCACCGCTGCGGCGAACACGCTAGCCGTCGGCACCACGATCCGGTTCCGTGGGATGGGGCTGCTCACCAACACGACATCGGCGAGCACGAGTGTGCTCACGCTGCGCATCAACAGCGCCTCGCTTGGCTCCACCATCGAGGCGTCGTGGTCGGTGGCGCTTGGCACAACCGCCCGCACCAATTGCCCGTTCATCGTTGAGGGCGAACTGATCGTTATCTCCACGGGCGCAGGCGGTACGGCATGGGGCGTCATCGTGGTCACCGTGAACACCACCACCGCGATCGCAGTGCCGACATCGATGATCACTGGAGCGGTTACCTGCATCACCACGCAGAGCAACGTGGTGGAGCTTACGTGTGTCAGCGGCGCGGCATCAACGACGTGGAACTTCATCTCCGCGACGATTGAGGTTGTGAATCCGTGAGCATCGCCGCACTCGTCGCCATGCACAGGCGCATGGGCACGGATACCCGTAGGCGTAAGGCGCCCAAGGCGCGGTTCCCCACGCTCGTGGAGTCGGATTACGCGAAGCAACTGGTCGAAGGTGTCAAGGCATGGCGCGCGGCGATACGTCCGCTACTGGACGAGCTACCGGCGCTCATGGCTGGTGCCGAGTCCCGTATGCGAGCGGACGATATCGTGTCTGGAAAGCGCGCCAGGGTGCTGATTGACAAAGCCCGGTACACGGTAACCGCGACGTCGCGCAATCGCGTTGAGCTCATCGCTCAGCGTGTGGCATTGCGCACCGCTGCACACAACAAAGACGAGATGGTTGCCCAGGCCAAGGCGGCACTCGGCATCGACATCCCGATCAACGACCGCAGGATCGCCGGCATGGCGGAGTCATTCGCACACGAGAACACCGTGCTCGTCGAGAAACAGGGGCAGAAAACCCTTGACGAGGTAGAGAAACTCATCACCAAGGCGTTTGCGCGAGGTACGCCGGTTGAGGAACTGAACGCCGAGATCGCCGGCATGTTCGCTACAGCCGAGAACAACATGCGGTGGTTCGCTCGTGACCAGGTCGCCAAGTTCAACGCGTCCGTTGCCGAGGTGAGGCGCGAGGACTTGGGGCTAAAGAAGTTCGAATGGGTGACGATGAACGACCGCTACGTGCGGCATACGCATCGCGAGAGGAACCGCAAGGTCTACCCCTACAGCGGAGCAGGTGCGCCGCCTTACATGCCTGGCGAGGAGTTCGCCTGTCGCTGTGTACCGCGTCCAATCTTCGACGAGATCCGTGTCAAGGCGCAGGAAGGCACGGCCGCGAACCGCTTTCGCCTGGCGCTACCGCCCAGGTCCAAGGCGAGCGAGCGAGGCTATCGTGGAGACGTCGCTGGGATGCGCGTAGTGATTGCTGGTGGTCCGCGTAGCGGCAAGACAACGCTAGCTGCCACGATGGGTGAAGCCAAGCACACCGACGACATCATCGATCTTGGGTGGTCAGAGGCGAGCTCGGCCGCGATGACATGGTTCGATGCGCCCGGACCATGGGTCATCGAGGGCGTGGCGACTGCTCGCGCGCTGCGTAAGTGGCTCGATGCCAATCCACAGGGCAAGCCGTGTGACGTGGTGTTCTGGATGCCAGTCCCACACGTCATGCTAGCCAAGGGACAGTCAACCATGCTCAAGGGCTGCGAGGCTGTGTGGCGTCAGGTTGAGCCTGAACTCGTCAAGAGAGGGGTGGAGATTCGATGATTGACATCCCGGCACTCAATGCCCGCATGTGCGAAATCGCGCTCGAGCGTCTGGAGACCATGGGCGAGGAAGGTGGTGGGCTGTTCAACTACTACTCTCACCTGGCGCGACGCGGGACGATGCTGCGCGCAGAGGAGATTGCGGTCGCCGAGTACATCGATCGCACGGTCATCAAGGGGACTCCAATCATGGAACTGTGCGCTGGGGCTGCGCAGTTGAGTCACTTGCTGGATCGGATGGATCACCCAACGTATGCGGTGGAGATTGACAAGCGTAGACATGCGTTCGCCGTTGCCTTGGGCAAGCGTCTCGGCAGTTGCTGCAATGTCATCCTTGACAGTTGGCAGAACATAGAGTTGTCCAAATACGGTCTTTTGGTCACATTGAATGCAGCCACCACCCACATCTTCCCAGACGACTCCAGGTGGCTCATCGAGTACGCCAAAGGCGGCGGCGAGTTCATCATCCGTCCGCGTCAGTTCGGCAAGGCTGGCATACCGGTAGAGATTCCAGGGCTACAGTCGACTAAGGTGTTCGAGGATGTCTACCATTACCGATGTCTGTAGCCGCCGCGGTATCACGCGTGTGGTCCACTGCCACGCCGACCATTTCGAGCCCGAGGGCGTTGCCAAAGAGCTAGGCGCATCGGCAGACGTAGCCCTGTGGCTTGAGCGCTGTAAGCCGGCCGTGCCCACGCTATTCGTGAAGTGCCCGATCGGGTTTCACCTGGACAGGGATTGGCTGCTCGGCATGCGCCTGTACACGGGTAGCACGTCAGTGATCGAGGCCGATTATCTGGGTGAGCTCGTGGAACTCGGCGTTGGCATCGGTCTCCACGTTCATCACGAGGCGTGGACGTACAACACGCTTACCAAGCTGTCCCCGGGACAGCGCGAGCTACACGACTACGTTGTGGCGGAGAACGATCCCAAGATGGACCACGCTCGCATGGTTGCGATGGTCAAGACGTCACTGTCCTGGCTACGCGATGCGACCGGGCTGCCGCTCGAGACCTGGGGCTTTGTTCACGGCTGCTGGGCGTTCGGCGCGAGCGATCCTGAGATATGCCAACTCGAGACCGAGATACCGTTGCTCTACAGCCTTGGCTGTCGTGGAGACTTCTCGTTCCCCGCCGGGCGTCGATACTGCGACCCGACATGGGATAGACCCAAGTGGGTGCGCCCTGTCGAGGGTAGGCGCGCCTATGAGTTGCCCAGGGCTAGGGTGCGTGACAGGCACATCGACGGCCGCATGCTCGTATGGGCTAGCCGCTGTGATGACTGGTGGCTCGGACTGGACACCTACTCGCGAGACTCGCGCAAGCTTACCGAGTCGCCTGACAAGCTCGAGCGCTATCTCGAGATGTGCCCCGTGATCGACGGGACCGCTTACATCAAGACCTGCGGTCACGGGATGAACGCTTACTACTGGCAGGGCGAACCTGTGTCCACGGTTGGAGCGTTCGCGGCAGACCTGGCAGAGAAGTGCGCAGCGGCTGGGGTACCGGTTGAGTTCCTGACCACGGATCAGGTCACGCAGGAACTCATCGCCTCGCGGCCAGCCGCCTGACCTCGGCTCGGTAGGCTACGCGGTCGATCCGCTCCTGGCGCCTGGTCTCGCGCGTATCGATCTTCTGCACATACGGAGGTGGGGCGCGGCCTATCGCCGCATCGAACGCGTCACCCCATGCCGGCGCTACGTGCGCCCAGGTTCGCTTCTTGAGCATGTCGAGGGCGTTCTGGCTGCCAGCCCAGCGCACGTACTCGAGGTTCTCGCGGCACCACTGGAACGCCTGGGCGAATGCCTCTGGGGTGCGCTCTACGACCAGCCCGTTGTCACCATGGCGAACGAGATCGGGCACGATGCCGACGTCAGTGGTCACCGGAAAACAACCACAGGCCATGCCTTCGATGAGTGGCCGGGGGTCTCCCTCTGCTGTCGAGGCACACGCGATGACGTCTAGGCCGTTGTAGAAGTCTGGCATCTCCTCCTGTGTTAGGCAGCGGTCAGCCATGCGCAGGTCTGGCGCTGCGGTGGTGAGGATGCCCACGTTCTTATCGGTCGCCGTTGCCGCACCGGCCCAACCGATCGTCAGGTCGCCGCCGCGCATGTCGTAGTCGCCGAATGTCTCGGGGTGAAACCCCTTGGGACAGAGCGCGACGAACGGTGCCTCGGCTAGCTCGGTGTGGAGCCGCACCGATGGCACCAGCACGCCCCCGGTCTTTTGCAGGTGTCCGCGTATCAGTTTCTCGGCTGACATCTGCCCGTAGCGCTCTTGGTGGTTCCAACGGTGACTCGACACCTGTTTTACGACACGCCTGCCGAACCGCTTGTGCAGCAATCCCTTCCACCAGAAATCAACCACCAGGTCAGCGTCCTTGATGTTGACTCGGTGAGTGCTGTCTGTGTGGCTAACCCTAAACTCGAACCGGTGGGATAGGTGCTTGACAAGCGCCTGGGCGGTTAAGTCGTAGGACCAGCCCTTTAGATACGGAACCAGCCAGACACGATTCACCATCACAATGTGCTCTGCGTAGCACGTGCGGTCGATTCCAGTTGAAATCGACCAATCCGGTGTGCCGGCTGACCCTTAATGGGTGCTGCAAATCCGATTCGACCGCGGCCCGCTAAACCGCCCTACGCGTCTGGCGAATACCTTTGTTGTAGAAGGTTACGCCGCTAGGACGCATAGTTCTAGCGACCCGCTCCGCTACGACCACGGCGACGAATACCGTGATGCGGCTGAGCTAAAGCGCATTGCTGACCAGCTGTCTGGACTGCCCGTAACCCTCTCGCATCCGCCTGGGATGCTTAAGAACGGGGCCAAGGGCCGGATTGTCGGTCGTGTTGACTCTGCGTGGGTGGACGGGGACAAGGCTGGAGTCCGGCTATCGATTACAGACAGCGCAGCGGCCAAGGATATAGAGGCCGGAACCAAGGAGCTGTCTCTCGGATACACGGTCCGGGTAGACGAGCGTGGCTACCAACGGGATAGCCAGGCAGACCATTTGGCAATCGTCTCTACGGCGCGCTGTGGGGCGACTTGCTCTCTGCGGACCGACGACTCGGCAGCGGGTTCGTGCGGGTGTGCCAGTCAAATCGACCAATCAAATAGGCCAACGGAAACTTTCCGTATGCCTGATGCAACTGACAAGGACCGCGCCGACGAATTGAGCGGCGAGAATAAGCAACTCAAAGCTCGAGTCACCGAGCTTGAGGGCCTTATCGCTGCTGGCGCGCAAGCTGCCGAGAGCGACAAGGTTAAAGCCGAGAAGGAGCGCGCAGACGCGGCCGAGGCGAAGGTCTCTCGTTTCGACGAGACCTTCCTCGGCGCGGTCCGCGCACGCACCAAGCTCGAGCGTGAAGCCGGCACGGTGATGGGTCCCGAGTTCCGCATGGACGACATGACGGAGCGACAGATTCACGAGGGCGTTGTGAAGCGCCTCGATGCAAGCACCGATGTCAAGGCTGCCAATGATGCCGAGTTGAAAGGCCAGTACACGGCCCTCATCTCGCTCTCGGCCAAGAACACCGAAAGCCAAAAGCGTGTCGCCGAGATTATCGGTCGCACTGCCCAGGACACCCGTAAGGACGACTCCCCGTCCTACGAGGAAATCGAAAACAACCGCTGGAAGAAGACTCTCAGCAAGGGCCGCGACGCTGCGGCGGAAGGCCGATAGCCATGCCACAGACCGTAGTCAACAGTGCGCCACCGATTGGCACCCCCGGCGACCTCGCCGACCTCCACACCGCGACGGATGGCGACATCCTCTCGGCGTCAAACTCCGAAGCAGCCGACCCCATCGTCGTTGGGACGATGGTCAAGCGCGGTACGGCCGAGGGTCTTGCCCTCAAGCTGTCCGACAGCCACGACACGCCATTCGGCATCGTAACTCGCTCGCACTATGCGACCCCGTCTGACCTCGAGACACTCGAAGTCGACACCGACGTATTCTTCGACGCGCTCAACCCAGATGTGATGATGGGTATCGGCCGCACCGGTCGCTACTACGTCCTCATCGAAGAGAACGTCGACTTCGACGACGACGTCCATGTCCGCGCGGAAGCGTCGACGGGCGAGGTTGCCGGCGCGTTTGGCGCGAGCGACCAGGGCAACGACACGATCAACTGCTCGGCATTCTGCCGCTACTGCGGCGACTACGACGTCGACGGCGACACCGGATTCGGCGTTGCAGTTGTGGAAATCAACATGGGACTCGCCTCCCTCGCAGTGACGGATTCGTAAGGAGCAATTGAGTCATGAAACACAAGGTAAGTGATCAACGCCTCGACTCGGGAACTACTGTGTTCCTGGAGCGAGAGCTCACGTCCATCGACCCCGCGAAGTACATGGAGCTCTTCGAGGGTCTCCGTGCGATGGACTTCGTCCCGCCCATCTCGGGCATCGCTCCCTACGATCGCTCGTACGAGTACTCGATGTGGGGCATCACGGGCGAGGCGAAGAACCTCGGTCCCAACGCTCGCGACCTGCCACGCGTTGGCGTGACCCGCAAGGAAGCTAGCCGCTCGATCTCGCCAATTGGCGCATCGTACGGTTGGACGGTTGACGACATCCGCGCAGCGGCGGCCAAGGGTGTTCCTCTCGAGGAGACCACGGTAATCGCGGCGATGATGGTCATCAAGCGCCGGCTCGACCAGCGCATTGCGCTTGGCGACACAACGCTGGGCTACACCGGTCTCGCGAACGACGCGCAGATCGCGACGGACAACTCGGTCTCGCCGGTCAACACGTGGACCAGCGCGGCTGACAAGCTCGCCTCGTTGAACAAACTGGTGGCGGACACCCGCGCGCGTTTGCTCCAGGCGACCGAGATGCCCGGTGGCGGTGGAATCCCGGCATTCCAGCGGTTCCAGATTCTGCTCCCCACGGCGGACTACGCCGCGGTTAAGCAGACTCCTGCCAGCTCAAACTACCCGCAGTCGATTCTCCAGGTGTTCCTGGATAACAACAGCGAGTGGGTCTCTGGTGTGGCCGAGTGGTCGTTGCTCGAAGGTCTCGACTCGGGTGAAGGTCGCGCAGTTTGCTACCCGCTGAGCCCTGCGGCTCTCGGTCATGCGACGGCTCGCCTCTACACCGAGGAGCCCCCGCAGGCGAACGGACTGAATATCGATGTGCCGTGCCATGCCTCGAGTGGTGGTTGCGTTATCAGATATCCAGTTGCGTTCAGCTACATGAAGCTCGGCGCGTAATTGTAAATCGGCGCCGTCTGGGAAGAAGTGCCATCGGCGCCCTACCGTGAGGTTCCGATGGCACATCGTGTTTGGACCGGTTCGTCTTGGCGCCGTATCTCCGATACGGAAGCGCGGCTGCGCCGTAAGCGCGGCGAGCAAGTCGTTACTGACGAGCCAACCGGCGCACTGGCGGACATCTTGGCTGAGAAATACAACCAGGTTGCCCCACTACCTCAGTACGCGGAGGCTGTGCTCAATATCGAGGAATCGATGTTCGAGCTCGAGATCGAGCCCCAGCCGCCCAACGCATCTCTGATTGTGGCACAGGACGTTCTAGCCGAGTCGCTTACGGAAATGAGCGACGAAGAGCTCGAGCGCCTGACCGCTCCGGGCATGGAGTAGCCGTGTCCGATATCGACTGGACCGATGTCGAGGCGATGCAAGCCAATCTATCGACCGTATCCATGGCTGCGCAGGACCTCATCCTGGCGTACGTCAACGAATCGCTCAATCCGGGTGCGTTCGGCGGCGAGGATTCGGCAAAGTACACGCTCGCGCGTATCTACCTGGCTGCGCACATGGGCGAACTGACGCGCCGCAACGGTGCCGGTAACGTCACGTCCGAGACAATCAGCACCGGGTCAATCTCACTGTCCTACGGTGCCATGTCCACGGATGAGGACGCGCTACTCCAGACGTCATGGGGTGCGCAATACATGGCGTTTGTGCGTCAGTCCTCGCTCCGTATTGGCGGCGGGCGAACCAGATGAGCCTCGGTAGAGACTTCTCCGCGCTTACCCTGGCGCGGTTTACTGGCCGGCTGCAGTCAGCAACGCTCACGAGGCCAGCAGAGAGCGCCTACGACGACACCGACCCGACCGCGGCGCCGACTGGCTCGGGTACGGACTACGACTGTGAGGGGCTGGCGTTTACGTACGAGCGACGTGACGTGGACGGGGTAAGAATCATGAAGTCAGATTTCCAGGTTGTCATACTGCGCGGGTCCCTATCAATCATCCCAGACACCGGAGACATGATTTCGATTCCGCCACCCGGCGAGTCCTCTGCCGTATCCGCTAGAGTTGTCAATGTGGATGCGGTAACGGAGGCTTTCCTGACCTTGCAATGCCGCGGACCGGTGTCATAGAGTGACCAATGGGGAGACCGGTTATTGATATCGCTGGTCAGAGGTTTGGTCGGCTGACGGTCGTTTCTTTCCACGGGATTCATCAACGCAATAGTGCCTGGCTGTGCGCGTGTGACTGCGGAAAACCAACGATTGCGACAGGCCACAAGCTTAAGAGCGGTGGTACCAGGTCGTGCGGGTGCCTAAGGACAGAGATCCGCACGTCGCATGGGCTGGCAGGAACAGACACATACCGTATTTGGGGAGGGATGTTGTACAGGTGCCGCAATGAACACGATCCGAACTATGGCGGCCGAGGTATACGAGTCTGCGAACGGTGGAAGTCATTCGAAAACTTCCTGGCAGACATGGGTGAGCGCCCCAGCCAACGGCATTCCATAGATCGATATCCTGACGTCAATGGCGGATACGAGCCCGGAAATTGTCGTTGGGCGACAGACGCCGAACAGGCACACAACACCAGATTAACAATCCTGGAACCACACGAGCCGGAACAAATCCGGTGGCTGGCGGGGCTCGGATACCGACAGGCGGATATCGCTCGATTCTTCGGCGTCACCCCGAGCACCGTTAGCGTGGTGGTTAAGAACAAACAGTGGGTTAGCCAGGTGCGCTCGTGAGCCGCATCGTACGCCGCACAACGTCCGCTCCACGTAACGCGCGCATGACCTCGCCGCGCACGAGCACGGGCCGCACCAACTCGCCAGCCGTCATCGGCAAGGACATCCGCGCCGTTCTATCTGGCGTGGTCCGCGACGTCATGCTCGACGCTACCCAGGCGCTTATCGCGGCGACCCCGGTGGACACCGGCCATGCCGCAAGCAACTGGATCCTGTCAACTGGCAGCCCGCATAGCGGAGTAGACGGATCGCGAGAGGCTGTGTCCACTGGCGCCCAGGATGCTGGACTGGCTGCGATCGAGAGATACGATGTCGGCAAGGATGGCAAGGTCTACCTCGTAAACAACGTCGACTATATCGGCGACCTAGACCAGGGCTCGTCGCCACAGGCCGGCGCTGGGTTCGTTGCTCGAGCGCTCCTGTCCGGCGTATCCGCCGCTCCCAAGGGGCGCAAGACGGCAGCCCGCAAGATGCTTAAGGGCATGGCGAAGACAGCGTTTAAGAGGGGCGCATGACCCCGGCAGCAGCATACAAGGCGATTTACCAGGCCTGGATCCTGAACTGGCACACGCTGGCCGGCGGTACCCAGGCTGCGCCGACGGTTCCGTATGGGATTGACAACCGAAAAATCACTCAACCTGAGGGTGCGTTTGCGAGTGTAGAGATAACCAATCTCTCGAGCGACCAGGCGACCATGGGCCCCGAGGGCAGGCGCAGGTTCGAGCGCGCGGGGTTTATTGACGTGCGCTTGTTTGGACCCCGCAATCAGGGGCGCGGTGCACTGGATACGCTTGCCGAATACGTGCGCGATATCTACGAGTCAACTCGCATTGGCGCGGTCGGCGAAGAGCGCGGGGTAGTCACGCTGGCGATGACAACCACAGAGGTTCGCAATGGCCGAGAGTTCCCAGATATGTGGTGTCTGCTTTGCAGAACTCCATTTTGGTACCACGAAAAACGTTGACGCCCCGGTATCGAGTGCGCAGCATGATTGCGCACGGCTAGCTGCGCAATGACACGGCGTGACACGGCGAGACATGGCCGGGCAAGGCAAGGTGGATAAGCGGCAGGTCTGTACGACTGCCGCTGATTCTTTGTCCAAAATCGACCGCATACCAATCCAGCCTGACGCTTAGCGCATGGCTGAATCAAATGCCGAGGGCCTGAACATTGCCGCGGTCGAAGAGACCGAACAGGGCGACTCTCCGCCGCCGACTACTGGCTGGCTGAACCTTGAGGCAGACGCCGTCGGCGATCCGGGACCGCAATACAAGAAGATGGCGCGATCGCCATTCACGATCACGCGCCAGTTGCGCCGACCGTTCATCTCCGGTCTTGACGTCGCGCTGACGCTCGACCTGGACGCCATCAAGGATCACGTCGACTTCTTCGGTGAGGCGATGTTCAAGAGTGTGTTCTTGCACTCTGGCGGCAACGACCAGTCCATGTTCCGTCCGACCGACGTTACCGCGACTGGCTACACGGTCGCCACCAACGGCGACTTCCCCGATGGCACGCTCGTTGTGGCTCGTGGCTTCCCAGACGCCGAGAACAACGGACTAAAGGTTCTCGCTGGCACGTCAACCGCTACCGAGATCAAGACGTCTGGTCTGGTTGTCGACGCGGCTCCGCCGAGCAACGTCCAACTCGAGGTTGCGGGCTTTCAGTTCGCAGCGGGCGACTTGGAGCTTGACTCCGACGGCAACCTGACGACGACTACCAAGGCGTTTACGGATCTCGGTCTCCAGGTTCATCAGTTCGTTTACCTGCCCAGCCCAACCGAGGTTGACCCGCCGCACTGCTTTGATACAGACGCGTATCACGGCTTTGCCGAGATCCTCGAGATCGCCACGAACAAGTTGACGCTGCGCCGGCGCGGCTGGACCCCGGGAATGGCCGACGACGGCGGCGACAACACGATCCGCCTGTTCTTCACCAAGTGGATCCGCGACGTGGCACGCAACCACGAGGACGAGAAGCTGGTCTCGCACGCGTTCGAGGTTACTTATTCGGACCTCGCAGCCGGCCCAGCGGATGCGTACGAATATCTGCTGGGCTACATGCTCGATCAGGTCACGTTCAACATGCCCGCCGAGGCCAAGGTCTCGATGCAGTGCACGTTTGTCGGCACATCGGCAAGCGATCCGAGCACGAGCCGTGAGGATGGACCCGAGGATGCGATCAACGTGGTCACGTCTCTCGCTGTCTCGACCAGCTCGGACGTCACCAGGCTCTCGGTCGATAACGTGGACGAGTCCGGTCTGATGACGGACTTTCAGGATCTGAAGATCATGCTCAAGAACAACATTGCCGGTAAGAAGGCGGTTGGTGTCCTGGGTAACCGGTTCACTCCGCTCGGCGTGTTTGAGGCGCAGACCGAGGCACAGGTGTACTTCACGGACCCCGAGATCGTGACCTGCGTACACGACAACCGGATCCTGCGGCTCGCAGCTGGCATGCGTAACGACGACTTCGGCATGCTGCTGGACATCCCGAGCATGGGCGCCATGGAAGCCCCCAAGACGATCGCACACAACGAGCTGGTGACCATCGCCTCCAAGATGGCCGGCTTCATGGACGCGCTCAGTGGCTTCACCGCTGGCATGTCCGTGTTCGCGTATCTGCCGACGATTGCCCCGGGGACTGAGACCTAGTGGGAGACTTCTCGAATTACGAGAAGCAAGGCGCACAGGCTGGCAAGACGGTTCCCTACGAGGTGACCGAGCTCGTCAATCCTGACGGCTCGCACCCGCTCGTGCACGTGGAGCACCTCGGCATGGCGAACGCGTCCATCCGCCAGTGGGTGATCGCGCGCGCGGGTGACAAGGCTGAGGAAAAGAACGACGACAACTTCAGCCAGGATCGTGACCTGGTAGCCAAGCATTGTGCCAAGCGGGTAGAGCGGTTGTTCTTCAGCGACGGTACGCAGGCAACCGAGGCGGACATCCCAGACTTCATCCGCAAGATCCCGCTACAGGTGTTCATCCGCATGCGTAACTTTGTGCAGAAGGAAGAGAACTTCTGCGAGTTCCCGATTGCCTCGGCGCCCAAAGACATCGCGGAAAAATAACGGCCCGGCTCGACTGGGAGGACCAGGCGGCTCACGTCAGACGGTCGATCGAGTTGGGTAAGAAGAAGCGCCGGCCACCGACCGCGGACCAGGTAGCGCTTCTTGCGCGCGAGCCCAAGCTTGACATCGGCGAGGTAACCCTCGCGTACGCCTACGCTGCGTTGTCTACGTGTCGCCAGGGAGGCATGGGACTGAGTCCTATCCCGATGACGGCTGTGTGGCAGTGGGAGGACCGCAACGGGATAACAGATCCTGTGTTGCGCCGGCACTTTGAAGGCGTCATCTCCGCGATTGACTCGATTACGCTGCAAAGGGCGAATCGACCACAGGCAAAGCAAGAGGCACCATCTAAGAGTGAGCACCCGAAGATGGGTGGAAGGCGGCGAGCATGAGCGATTTCAATTTCACCATTACCGCAGCAGCCGAACAGGCCAATCGCGCGATCGATGAGGTTGAGAAGGGGCTTGGCGGTATTAAAAGACAGGCCGATGAAACCACCAAGGGTATCTCTGGTCTTGGCAAGGGTATCCAGGGCGCATTCGCAGCTGCCGGCGGTATAGCGCTGATTCATCAGCTCGCTGAAATCGACGACGAATTCACCAACCTGTCTAACCATGCGCTCAAGTTCGTAGATGCCGGTCACGATGTATCGCAGATCCTAGAAGAGCAAACAACGCTCGCTCACGAACTACACATGGGACTAGAGACGACGCTGAACGCGTACGACGCGGTTCGTGATGCAACCGACGAGATGAACCTGACGCACGGTCAGCAGATCCGGTTGACGCAATCACTCGGGGAGGCCGCGACGCTCAGCGGTAAGTCTGTCGAGGGTATGGCCGACGCTATGCACGGGCTTAAGGTCGCGATGGAAACTGGGCAGGATCCGGCACGCGTCATCCGCGGTCTCATGAAGGAGTACCCGGACCTTGCGGAGACCTGGCGCATCGCACTCGGTAAGACGAACAAAGAGATCATCGATCTCGCCGACAAGGGGCAGCTCAGCTTTGAACGGTTGACCGATGCGCTTATCGCGCCAGGCGATGCACTTGATAAGCTAGATAAGCAATTCGCGCTGCGCAAGGTCACGTGGTCCCAGCAGTGGGCCGAACTCAAGCACGATCTCGAGCAGCCGATCGATTGGCAGGGCACGATCGACAACATGTACAATGTTGACCGGGCAATCCTTAAGGTCGTTCACGACCTTGAGACTCAGCGCGAGTTGCTAGAGAAGCTAAACACGGCAGGTCGCACCGACATTACCGCCTCGTATACGCCCACCCGCATCGAGGTGCCGATTAAGAAAACGTCAGACGCAACCAGGGTAGCCAAGGAAGAGCTTTCCGAATACGAGAAGGTTCTTGCCGCTGCGCTAGAGACTGAGCGCAAGGCGATTAACGAATACAACCTGCTCTCGCAAGCGCTTATGAATCACCCCGAACTGTACCGACAGATCAGCGTAGAGCTCGGCAAACGACGAGACATCCTGCTCGAGCTGGGATTACTCGAGGCGAAGAGCGTCACCAATGGGTTTGCGGCCCCGGTCAACGACACGGCTGGGATTGATACCGAAAAGCTCCTCGCACAGCAGCAGGCGGTTGTCCTGTGGACCGATACCGCCGCAGGCAAGACCGCAAAGTGGAACGAAGAGCTTGAGAAGAACAAGAAGACCACCGAGGCGTGGGCCGCAGGACTCGGGTCCATCGCGGCCGAGTTTGTGAACATGGCAGAAACCGGCGACATCTCACTGGAGAAGCTAGGCTCCTCCCTTGCCAAGCTCGCCCTCCAAATCGCCGCGATGCAGATCGGCGGACCGTGGGGCGCGCTCCTGGGCTCGTTCGCCGGTAGCGTCAGCCTGCCTGGCCACGCCACAGGCGGTCAGTTCATGGTTGGCGGCTCAGGCGGGACAGACTCCAACCTCGTGGCCTTCCGGGCCAGCGCCAACGAGCGGGTGACCGTAGAGACCCCGGCACAGGTCCAGGCTGGCGCGTTCGGCGGGGGCGGGACGAGCGTGACCGTGGTCGCCCAGAACAACGAGCGCGACGTAATCGCCGCCAGTGGCACTTACGCGGCTCAGCGGGTGTTCGTCCAGAATCAGCGCCGTTTCCGCCAGCGTAACCGCTGAAATCGACCGCATCGCCTGACGGCGGGACGCTTAGGGCATGAGACGACCCTTAGTGGCTCTGGTCATGGGGATCATGATCGGGCTGGCCATAGTGGCGATTCCGTCATCGGCGCAGCCTGTCCTCAGCGGCGGGCTACGGCTACCGTCCGGGTGCTCCACCAACGATCTGCCAAAGTGGACCGGATCGACGTGGGCGTGCTCGGGCGGCCCCGCTGTCACGGGTAGCGGCTCGAGCGGCAGGTCTACCAGGTGGGCGAGCTCGAGTTCGATCGGTAACGGCGCCTGGACCGACGACGGGACCAACGCCACGTCACAAGGCACGGTCACGTCGACCGGCGCGTTCACGACCGGCACCTCTTCATCGCTCGTCGGCGCCACGATCTGGGGCCCGTCATCGGTTCGCAACCTCGCCAGCACCGGCATCCCGACATCACTAGCAGGCGGGGCGGCGGGAACGTTCTACGTGGTCTCGCCATCCGGTAACTACGGGATCGTTTCAGCGCGCGCGACCAACGACGCCAACGGTGCACACATCGCTCTCTACAAGACGAGATCAACGGACGCGTCCGTCAAGACCGCGGTCGTCAACGCGGACACGATCGGCGGCCTAGACTTCCAGGCCGCGAGCGATTCGTCGACAGTGGTCTCGCCGTCATCGCTCTATGCGGTTGTCGATGGCGCCGTGTCGGCCGGCGTTGTTCCGACGTCGCTTCGGTTGTTCACCGGCTCCACGTCGCCGATCCTCGCGCTGAATCTCGACTCGTCGCAGAACGCAACCTTCTACGCGGCAGTGACGGCGACCGGTCTCCTCACTGCAACGGCTGGCGGAACGACCCCAGCGAACTGGACCACAACCGGAACCGGCGACCTGGTTTCCGCCGATGACCTTACCGTCGGCGACGACGCTACGATCACGGACACGCTTTCGTGTACCGGAGACTTCGCAGTCAACACGAACAAATTCAACGTGACCGCGTCGAGCGGCAACACCACGGTCGCCGGCACGCTCGCATCAACCGGCGCGATCACTGACGGCGGCAATCGTGTGTTCTCCGTAGCTGGAGCTGGACTCACGAGCACGACGAGCTCAGTCGATGTTGTAGCCGCATCTGGCGGAGGTCTCGTAGTCAACGCGAACGACGTCGGCATGATCACCACATGCAACACGGGCGAGCGGCTCGCGTACGAGGGCGGCTCGTGGGTGTGCCGTCAGATCCAGAACGACTACAGCGCCAAGCATTACGAATGGAACGACGAGTACACGATGCTGAACTGCGCCAACACTGGGCAGTGCGGCAGCTTCTTCACTGCTCGCGTGTCGGGCGCGAGCGCTGCATGCACCGGCATCGGCATCGTGGCCAACAGCAACCGGCCCGGAATGATGGAGTTCCTAACCGGATCTACCAATACCGGGTTGGCCGCACTTACGACCGTTGCCAACATGCTCGACTTCGCCGCCACTACGTCGGTGTCATTCGAGGCGACGGTAGGGTGGCCGACTCTGTCCACATCCGGCGAGGGATACGCGAGCGTCGTTGGATTCGCTGATTCGTTCAACCTGATCGACTTCGCCGACGGCTGCTACTTCCTCTACGACGAGCGAAACGCGGCGGCTACCGGGTCGAACACCAGCAACCTGAACAAGCTCTCGTGCTGGTGTGCGAAGGGCAGCAACCGAACCAAGTTCTTGATGGACGGTTCAACCGTCAGCGATGGTTCGTTCACCACAGTTGATGCACCGGTCGCCGCTGCGGTGCTGCCGGACACGAACATGTACCGGCTCAAGATCACGTTCGACGGTACGACCGCGAAGTTCTATCGCAACGGCGTCGACAGCTGCCACATCACGACTAACGTTCCAAACTCGAGCGCTTACACGGGCGTTCAGCTCAACATGCTCAAGTCGGTCGGCGGCACGACCAGGAGTATGTATCTCGATCAGACGCGCATCGTGCTCGACTACAGCGCAGTGAGGTCACCGTAAGTGTCCGCTGGCTGGGCAAAGAACGAGGTCACCGCGGTCAAGCGACGCTGTGGGCTCATCATCCTTAAGAACGATGGCGCGATGTCCCCGCGCGAGACCAACTTCTCGGGGCTCGCCATCATCTGCGGCGTCAACTCGCCGCACTTCGATACAGCGCTCGGAACGATTACGAACCAGCGCAAGCCGCTCAACGTACCCGGCTACCCAGCGCTCACTGGCGGACTGATTACCAGCGTTGACGATGACGATGACACTGTGGAGATCGCTGGCCACGGGTTCGAGATCGGCGACGGACCGGTCCAACTGACAACCGGATTCCCGATTCCGGCCGGCACTGCGACGCTCACCGACTATTGGGTGGTTCCAGTTGACGTCGACAATTTCAAATTCGCGCTGTCTGTCGCCGATGCCTATGCGGGCATCGTAGTTGACATCACTGACCTGACCGATGGCGGCATGGTTGAGGTCATTACCGGGGCGCAGCGCGGAGTAGACGGTCACTTTGTCTATGAGGCAACCCAGGCAGAGACCAACCACGATGCGGCAGAGACCATCGTGTGCATCGACACGGCCCTTTACGAGCGAGACCTCGGCGGCGGCGCATACACCACCGTCTTGATGTCAACCAGCTTCGTAGACTTCGGCGAAGCAGAGCTCGAAAACGGATTAACACGCGACGACGCCTGGCGCGTCATCCTGCGGTCATTGGCCGCAGTCTTTAGCAAAAGCGGCAATGACTACGTGTTCCGAGATATGGCTGATTCTAAGGACAGCCATCACGGAACCGTTACGAGTGCCGGGCGCGTTGACGCCGAGGTGGATGACCCAACATGAGTGATTTCGTCGACGACTTGACCGCGCTCGCTGGGCCCAAGGTCCAGGCGACAACGATTCCAGAGGGCTCTGAGGACCTAGGTCTTTCCGCCGGCGACTGGAACGAGATGCGCCAGGCTGCGTACGACATGCGCGCGCATATCATCGCGCTCGGCGATGGCCCTACCGGCAGCTCGCTTTACTACAACGTCACGGCTTCGCCATATAGCGCGGCAGGCGATGGCGTCACTGACGACACCGCATCGATCCAGGCGGCGATCGATGACGCTGCGGAGTTCGGTGGCATCGTCTACATCCCAGTTGGGACCTATATGATCTCTCAGGCGTCACCATCAATCGGTTACTGCCTGACGGTGCCGAGCAACGTCACATTGCTCGGCGAGACCCGCGGGGGGTCAATCCTCTTCATGGACGGCGGGCAACCGGCCTTCACCAGGCCGATCAACATCGGGCTATCTGATACCCCAGCATCCAACGTCTTAATCAGCACGTTGACGGTTGACGGCAATAAGGACAACCAGTCCGTAGAAGAGCACCGAGCAGGAGTCTTCATCTCCGCGGATAGCTCGCTCATTCGCGGCTACAACTTGGTTCTGAAGAACAACAGCGGCGACGGCTGGGCGCATCACAGCGGCGTGGCCAACGTTCTTGTCGAGTGGTGCGATGTCCACGACAACGATCGCCACGGCGTCGAGTGCTCTGGCGGCGGGCAGAACAACATCACGGTTCGCAAATGTCGGATCTACGACAACGCAGGCATCCCGGTGAACACGGAGACCGAGGTGGGTGCGGATCCGGTCACCAACTACTTCGTAATGGACAACTACCTGGAAAGCACCGGCGTTGGTGTCGCTTGCGACGGCGTCGGCACGGACCCCAACGAACTATCAAACGGATTTTTCATCGCCGGCAACGTGATCATCGGCGCTGTGTATTGTTTCTACTCGAACAAGATTCGCATCATCGGCAACCGGATCGCACCCACTGCCGAGTGCCAGACAAACCCCGTCTGGATTAACCGCGCCTGCTCGGATGTGATCGTCGCGAACAATCACATCAAACTGATCGTTAGCGACCTCTCCGACACCATCGGAGCCGTCATCGTAACTGGCACCCTGGATGACGAGATGGCGGATGGGGTCAAGATCCTAGACAACGTCATCGAGACCACGTGGGTCGACAGCGTGGGCGTGATCCTGAACAACGTCAGGTCCACCGAGATTCGCGGCAATTCGATCATCGGCCCGGGCTCCGGCATCGGCGACGGCATCTCGATTCGGAGCACGACGACATTCGATATGGAAACGTTCGTAATCCAGGACAACATCATCTCCGGGTTCCGTCGTGGCGTTCTTGCGTGGGGTTACGCTAGCGGCGACGGGCCGATCAAGAATCTGATCATCGGCGGCAACACGATCGCCGCCAACGGCAACTCGAACGCTCTGGGTGCATTTGATCTGGATTACGACGACCGCCACAACGTCGAGCAATGCGCGGTCTACAGCAACGAGCTGATCGACATCCCGGAGGCATTCAAGAGCATCGCCGGCGGAGCGCAAACTGGTTACCCGGACTGCGCTGTGCTCTGTGGTGGCAATCGATTTGGTGGCGGTCAGTATCTCGTGCAGGCCACTCCCGAGGGAAACCTGGTCGAGTTACCCGGCGCAACGGCATTCGATGTCGTCAACGGAGAGATGTACATCAAGGTTACCGGCTCCAGCGATACCGGCTGGGCGCTTATCACCCACGCCTAGCCATGAGCGACTGGGTTTCCAAATGGAACTCGGAATGGATCCTCGAGTGGCTCGGGATGTGCCCGGCCAACACGTTTGATTTCGAGTTCCCGATCGTATTCAACTGGTTCACCAACTGCGGTGATGGTGGACCTCCGTTCACCGGATACGGAGATGCCGGCGCGATGACGCTCGTGCTTGACCTCGAGAATGGGTTCTCGGTCAAACACAGTTGGATTACTGACGTCATCAAGGCGCGCTCTGGCGTAGAGCAGCGCATCTCGAGAAACGATACCGACCGCGAGAGCTATGCTGGTGTGGCCTTCCTTACCGGTGAGAACCCGCGCGCGATCCGCGGCGCGCTGGCACGGTATGCCGCCATTGGCTCTACGTTCTTGCTCGGCATCCCACACGAGGAGATTGCGCTACGTGCCGACTCGTTCGGTACCACGGTCTACGTTCCAGCTGGTGCGCTGGCCCTGGTGGACTGGGCAACGACCGGGCAACGCGTTGTAGTGGCTCACGTTGACGACGAGGGCGAGATCCGAGCGGTCAGCGCGGTGGTCCAGTCAGCAGACGCGGACAGCATCGAGCTCGATATCCAGCCCGGTGCCGCAGGTGCATACGGCGGCACTATCATGCCGGCCAAGGCGGCCTACCTGGAGCCTCAACAGAACTTCCCGCGCTACCAGGTCAACGCGGAGCAATGGCAGCTGCAAGCGCGGTGCGCGATGCCGATCGACTTTGCACCGGTGCTTGCGAGCTTGAGCCTCGATGACATCACCGTGTCTGCGGCGTTTGACAGCGCGGTGGTTACCGCACGCGAGTTCGGTCTCATCGGGAACACCAGATTGTTCTACCTGTTCTCGGATGTCGGCGCACCTGCCGCCGGGACGCTACTCGAGGACCTGGATACCGGTGAATTCGGGTTCACGTACAAGCCTGGCGTGTCAACCATGGGGGACCTGGCGACCGCGCTCGATGCGTCCGTGCTCGGCAAGCTAACCGGATCATGGGTCGCCGCCGATACGATTGCCAGTGGCGACCAGTTCGCTCCTGTCGCGTTGACCGGTGCTGGTGATACCGGCGCGGTTGGCACAGGAGCGACGCTGGAGGAATACGAGAGCCGCAAGGTGTGGAGTCGGGCGCTCAACATCGAGGGCACGATCACGGATGGCATTCACGCGATGACGCAAATCCTGGATCACGGTGGCGTCCCGTACGCGCTAGGTACCGCTGACAAGGCGGATTGGTTCCGCGCGGTCTCAATCAGCGGCGGCGACCAGTACGACTGGCAATGGTTCAAGTTGTTCATGTCTACGGTCGTTGGCAGGCAGAAGAAGTTCTGGCTCCCCACGTGGCGCGACGACCTTCTGTACTTCTCGCACGCAGGGACGGCGCTGACGATCGATGTAGACGCTGGAGACTTCACCGCATGGTGGCCAGCTCAGCGGCAACACATCCAGGTCGCGCAAGGCGACACGGTTACGTATGCCGAGGTCCTGGCGGCGGTAGACAACGACGACGGCACTCGAACGCTGACGCTGAGCGTGTCCCTGGACGTCTCCGCGGTCACGATGGTCTCGTGGCTCGAGCTCTGCCGGTTCGAGAATGCGGACGAGTACACGACCGTGCACAACCAGCACGGGTTTGACGTCACGCTGACGGCAAGGGTGGTGCCATGAGCGATCCTGTTCTTGACCTGGAAGCGGGGGAGGAATCGTCTAGTCCGCGTGAATACTTTGACGTGATAGTTGGGGCTGTAACTTATCGACTGACGAGCGGGACTCGCGATCTACTGATCGGTTCTACGCTGTATCTCGCCACTGCGATCAGTCGGGCCGACCTGAGTACGATGCAGGTTCGCTCTGGTGGCGACAACACGATAGAGGTCCGCGTCCCGGTAAATCACGCGCTTGTCAAAAGATGGTTGCGCGGTGGGGTGCCCCCAAAAACCGCATCACTCACCGCTTACCGCGCATACATCCCATCTATGGACACCGAACGATTTTGGAGCGGCCCCATTGTATCAATGGACTTCAGCGAACAGGGAATCGCCAAGCTCGTAGTCGCATCGCAGATGGGCGAACCGCTACGTAAACGGCTGCCCACTATCACGGCGGGGTCGCAGTGCAGCCACGTCCTATACGACTCGGGATGCAAGATCGATCGCGACGGGGTTAACGGAGACGGCTATCCGTATCTCTGTTCAACAACTGTGCTCGCGGTCTCAGGCAGAGACATCAGGGTGGACCTGTCGACGATCCCGGCCGGCTACACGCATCGCGCGACCTGGCTTGCGCTAGGCGAGGTCATTGCTACCAGCGGCGACGCTATCGGCGATCGGATGAGCATCCGGGATCAAAACGATCCATCTCCTGGGGTAAGCACGGTTACTGTGGTCGGAATGCAACTGCCAATGTCTGGGCTCAAGATTGGCGACACCGTCACCCTGATGGCTGGCTGCGCGCACGATATCGCCGCCTGTAATTCCAAGTTTTCGAATAAAGAAAACTACGGGGGGCTGCCCTTCATGAATCCAAACAACCCATATCGCGCACCGCAGTCGGGACCGAGGCGATCATGAACCCGTGGCTCGTAGGTGCATACGTTGTCTTTCTCGGTGGCTCTATCCTTTGGAGAAAAATCACAGAGAAAAAGCCAGCATTACCCCGTCCACCTGCGGTGTCGTTGCCGCGGACAGAGGAGGGTTCGAACATCCCGATAGTGATCGGCAGGGTGCGAGTTCGGTCTCCTATTTTGGCGTACGACGGAAAGCAGTTCGCGCTAAGCGTTCCAGACAACATCGAGTTCATCGGACTATCTCTCGACACCGCGCCGAGTCGATACGTCTATCTCAAGAACCTCCACTGGGTTCTCGGTTTTGCCATGGAGGATGGCAACGGAACAAGCCACATCTACAACATGTGGCTTGGTACCCAGAAGCTTGGTCATTCGGGAACAGTCCTACCCGAGGAGTTCACCGGATTCGGAAACTTCGAGCCGCTAACGCTTGGACGTGCGGTGTGGGATTCCGCATTCGTTGCTCTGCCGTCGATCGTCCCGGCGGTTGCAGTGGAAGATGAGAGCAGGTTCCAGTTTCCGTTCCAGTGCGATCTTGAATTCCTGAACGGACACCCGAACCAACTGGTAATTCTTGGTGATGACTCGCCGTCCACATACCTCGGCAAGCACATGACCGTGACGACGAGCGACTTCTCTGAGACGTACAGAGATTACAGCGGCACGATTCCGCCCGAGCAGGTCCCTGCGTATCGCGGGCTACTCAGCGCGTTCTTGTTCCATCTCGGAGATACCAGCGACCTGCGCCAGTATTGCTGTCTCGGCGGTCCATCTATGCCGTCTCCGAGTTTTGAGGTTTCCAGCAACGCCACGAGTCACGCGCTGCTTGGACCATACGCAACCATCTTTGGAATTGATGCGAACCCGGCTGTAGCGATCTTCGATTTGCTTACCGGCCGAATCGGAAAACTGGGAATACCCGAGAGCAATATCGATGTCGATTCGTTTGTTACCGCAGCTCAGGATTTGAACGCGGAACATCACGGCTACTCCAGATCGTTTGAGAACGGAGAGACCGCGGAGGAGATGCTAGAGGAGATCCTCACGCAAATTCATGCCGTCTTGTTCGAGGACAGGGCAACCGGAAAACTGGTGCTGCGCCTTATCCGACCAAACTACGACCCGTCCGCGCTGCTCGTGCTGAACAAGAACAACTGCGAGAAGTTCGATCTTGAAAGCGTTGGCTGGAGCGACCTTCCAAACAAGGTCCGCGTGACCTACGCCAGTCGCGCCAAGGACTATGAGCAGGACAGTGTTGCGGCTCAGTCGCTGGCCAGCATCGTGGCTGAGGGGCGCGTACGCGAAGAGGTGATCGATTACCCAGGCGTAGCTACCGCAGCGCATGCCGGCGAGCTCGCCGAACGAGACCTCGCTGATTTGTCCCGTCCACTGATGGCCGCAACGGCACTAGTCAACCGTGAGTTTTTTCGGGTGGAGCCGGGTCAGCCGATCATGGTCGTGATGTCAGACCCGGATATCTCATCGATTGTGTTCCGCGTGATCTCAATCGATCTGGGCACGCTCGAGCAGGGAGCCATTCGGCTTGGATTGGTTCAGGATAGCGCGTACGTCCATCGGCTGAGCACGCCACTGCCGCCGGACTTTGGATCGTCTGGTCTCGATGGACTCGGTATCGGCGGTTAGTCGCAGGTGTAGAACCGCATGATTTGGCGCGGCTCGGCGGTTGGGCTATCCGCTGTATGTGACCCGTAACAGCATCCACGCTGGCCATCGAACTCAAACGTACGCGCGCACGTCAGGCTTACTGGATCCGAGCTCCACCCATTGGCGTCTGGATTTGACGCCTTGCACTGTACGCTATCGGTCGCGGGCTGCGAATCGCACGGCAGATCGCAAGTCCACTCACCGCTGGCCGGTTGCTGTGGCGTGCATGAAATCTGTTCGTGCAGGTCCGCTCTGCCGTCAACACACCCCACCAACAACACCGCTAACCAGATAGCTCTCATAGCCAAATCCTAACCACAGCCGCCCGTCCGTGGAAGCGCTCCTGGGGTAGCGGTTGGCCAAATCGACCAATCCACATGTCGGGGCGAGGCTGTGTATGTGACCCGGGTAGCCATCTTAGCCGCCCTAGCCGGCTGTACGGTAACGCACGCGCTCCGCCGCCCGCATGAGCCGACCCCTGTCGCGGCCATGCTGGTTGACGCTGCATTAGCGGGCGTTGGCGCGTGCCTTGGGATGTCCGAGCAGTTTGCTCCATACCCCAACAAAGAGCGCATGGTGCTCGGCTACGGCGTTGCCATGGCGGTCTACCTGCCGCTGTGGGTGGTGGAGACCAAGTGAGGGGCGCGCTGGCACTGGCCGGATTGTTCGCCTGCGGAACGTATGAGCGCGTCAGAGACGCCGATGGCGAGGTCTACGAGTGCAACCTTCACGGCGACACCGCTGAGTATTGCTACTTCGCAGACTCAGCCGCAGAGCTCGCCGACCTAACCGGCTCCACCGCGTGCAGGCTAACTGATCGCTGGTTCCCGTTGATAACGAATGCCATCGGGCGCGGGTGTCGATACGTGTGCCCCGGGCAAACTGGCTGTAACGCGCATCTTGGGTGCTGGTGCCCCCAATGATCCGTCAAGTCCTCCCAGCCCGCCGCCGCTGGCTAACCCCCGGCACCGTCGCCCTCATCGCGATCCTCGCCGGCTGTGCCGTTGGCGCCATCATCCCGGTTCCTGTCACGCCATCACCTGGCGTAGCGCCGTCTGTCTGGACCATCCGCTTCGACGGCGACTGCGACTCCATCTGGCAGCAGCCCGCAACGTTCTGCCGAGCCGGCTCGCTCACCCTTGTTGACTCTTGCCACTGGGAATGCGTGGGGCAGTGAGCAAGCGCCGCCCCACCGATCGCGACGTCTTCATTCCAAAGCACACCGCCACGCCCGAGTTCATCGAGGACCAGGGCACCGGCAACTGCTCGGGCGACGACCTTCGCCGCGTTCGCTCTCGCCGTCCTACCAGCAAGCGTCTCGAGATGCTGGAAGCCAAGGATGACCAGCGAGCCGAAGACATCGCCGAGATCAAGGTCGCAGTGGCAGACATCCGCGGCGATCAGAAGGCACAGAACGTAGCGCTGTCATCGATCCAGAAGTCGCTCGAGCGCCAGGCCGCCCGCGATGACGCCGAGTTCGTAGCGGACGTCAGCGTTGATGCCGCGCAAAAGAAAGACGTCATCACCGCTCAAGCAGAGAAGCGAGCGCTGGCGCTCAAGGCGCTGGGACTTCTGCTCGGCGGCGGTGTTATCGGCAAACTCGGCAACATGTTGGGGCTGTGGTGAGCGACCACGACGACGACAACGGCGACTCGACCAACGGGCACAACCACGATCTCGTTCCTGTCTCGGACGAGCGCGCTACGTCACTCGAGCGCCGCATGGGCTTGCTGGCTCTCGAGATGGAGAACCTGCAGGGTTCACTCAACGCGTTCCGCACCAAGTTCAACAGGCATGCCGAGCTCGTTGAGGACTTCATGCGCGCCATTGACAGCAAGCTTAACGACGCACTCAACAACACTCACGGCTACGGAGTCCTGAAAAGACTCGGTGCCATCGAAGATGCACTCGCCTCAAAGCCAAAGCGCACTCGCGCTGGAAGGAAATGACAATGACATTCTGGATTGCTCTCGTTGGTGCTGTGCTCGCTGCTGCTTCGTTGATCCTCCACGTGGTTGCACCGAGGACGAAGAACACGACCGACGACAAGTTGATGGAGTTGGTGGACAAGGCGAAGGACAAGTTGTCCTAGTCGTGCGCGCCGCCCTCCCATACGCGATGGGGATCAGCATGTGCCTGCTCTATGGCTGGTGCTGGCTCCAGGCTCGGAGGTCACGGTGACCGAATCCGACGACGAGCTGCGCAAGCGCCTGCTCTACGTTGCCGGCGATGGCGACGTGATGTCAGCGCGCATTGCCAGCGCGTGGTCGGCAAGACTCGACGAGTTCGCCAATGCGCTGGGGCTCGAGCGACGGCGCACGGTAACGAAGCCGTGGCCGCAGATGGGGACGTGGGTCTAGTGGGCGCCGCTATCGCACTGGCCATCGCGGTGGCGGCGGCATGCGGTGCGGTGTTGACGATGGCACTGAAGGCACTGAGCGCGGAAAGGCGCGCAGGAGAGCAGAAGGCACGAGCAGATTCGTTAGACGTGAACCTAACCAGCATCGCGGCGCTACTGGCTGACACGACCAAACAACTACAGGACGCAAGGGAGAGAATGGATGCGCTCAGCGAGATGGCTATTTCGGACGCTGCTAACCATCCCACTGATGGCTCATTCAAGCGCCTGCTGGCGCTCCTCGGCGTCAACCACGCCAAGGGTCCTGACGGTGCAGGTAACTCTGCCGTGCTTCACGGGCAGCCCACCCCCGCCAACGACCCTGACGGATTGCTTGACCCTTCAAGCATCGACTGACGTGGACTGTCTCGCTCACGAGATTGAAGTCCTGCGCGCATACATCCAAGTGCAGCAACTCAAATGCGGCAAGCGCCCGACTGCCGAGGTGAAACCATGAAGACAGACACCATCCTCATCGGCGCTACGTGTTTCTGCGCTGGCTTCGCATCCGCGTGCTTTGTCGCGATGTGGTGGCTCACTTGAAATTCCGCGGCTTCCAATCCGAGCGCTCCTACTCGATCGCAACCGGCGATCCAGACGGGCCAGTGCCTGTCGCCAAGGGGGACTACGTGGTGTTGCTGGTCGGCCCGCCCAAGGGTGAGTGGGGGATGAGGCTCATCAAGTTTCTGCTGGGGGACAAGCAGTGAGCCATGTCGACTTGCGCCGGTTGTGCGCGAGCGGCAAGGTGGCTGCGCTGTTCGACGAGCTCGGCACGTGGCAAGCGGTGGCCGCACGGCTTGGCGTGAGCGAGACAGCGTTGCGGAGGGCGAGGGCGTTTCGTGCGCTGGAAACATTTCCTGCACAGGAAATACATTTACCCGTTACCGAAAACACCCCGAATCAGGAATCGGACATACCGATTGTCTGGGACGTTATCGAGGATGAGAAGACGGAGCCACATCGGCTGGACAGTTTTTCGTCTGAATCGGCGAACGTGGACAGTTTTTCGTCTGGTATCAGGCCGCCGGTCAGTTTCGCATCCGGCTCCGCCATCTATCGCAATCCGTTCGATGAGCCACAGCAATCCATTCGACACCTCACCAAGGAAGACTGCCCAGACGGCTCGCTGATTCTTTGGGCGTCTGACGTCCACATCCCGATCCACAATGAGCCCGTACTGCGCCTCATGGTTGAGTGCGCCGAACGTTCTGGTGTTAACCGCGTGATCGCTGGCGGCGACATCCTCGATTTCAACTGTCTCAGCAAACACGCCAAGGAATCGCGGCGCACGGTAGAGCACGCAACCGTACTCGAGGAGGTGGAGCCCGGGCGCTGGTTCCTGAACTGGCTCGCCACCAAGCAGACAGACTTCCTCCTCGGCAATCACGAGGACAGACTCAAGCGATTCGTAGATGAGAACCCGGCGTTTCACGGCACCGTAGCGAGCAACTTTGCGCACGTGGTCGATCTGCCAGCCGGCATCAACGTGTTGGACGGCGAGGTGCGTCTCGGCAACCTGTCCGCATTCCACGGCCACAACGAGTTCAAGAGCGGCACCGGCGGCAAGTATCCGGCGCAGCGCATTCTCGATCTGTTCCCGGACCAGTCATCGATCTACGGCCACCTGCATCGCAAGGGTACGGCGTACCGCACGACTCGCGACGAGTACGGAGTCCAGCGAACCAGGCGCGCGTACGGCATGGGACACCTTAGTTGGGAGCACATGCACTATGGGTACGTGGGTCGCTCGCCGAACTGGCAGACCGGCTTCGGGATGATCCGCGCATGGTGGGAAGACGATCGCCCGAGGTGGACGGTGCATCAAATCGAGGTGCTGTTCGATCGGAACGGCAGACCGACGTTTGAGTTCGAGGGGCAGGTGTACGGGCGAAGGATGGTGGCGGCGTGAAGCGACGACACCGTGGCCGTATCGGTCGCTGGCGGCGTGCACGAGAGCAATTCGAAGAGCGCATGTCCTCATGGCTCGGCGTGTCCGCTGCCGAGGCCATTGCGATGTTCGATGCCGGCAAGCTGCGCGGGACCCTCGCCGGCGTTGAGATCGAGTGCTTCCGATATCTCGTTGAGATGGAGCCACCGAGATGAGCATCCACACCAAAGTCAGAGGACGCCGCGGCAAGCTCGTGCACGCCCTCACGTACACCGGCGAGCGCAAGGACCTGGCGCCCGAGGATGTGCCGATGCTCGTCTGTGGCAAGCGGATGAAGGGCGTGTTGGTCACTGACGATCACATTAGTTGCCCGCAATGTACCGAAATTTTGTGGAACCAAAATTGACCACCATCGCCAAAGACGCCATCCGCAAGACCGCCATGCGCATCTTCAAAGATCCAACGAGCGCCACCACCGATGACGCCAAGAAACTGGCGCGTAGCATTTTGCTACTCGTGGATGGGAAGTTGCCGCAGTGAGGGAATATAGAGTTTCCATTAACCGCGGTTACGGTGAGGAATACTTGCCATGACGCAGACACAAGACGCCTGCGCCTCCTCCACCCAAGAAGACAAACTCCTCGCTGCCGGCGAACGAGCGCTAGCCGAAGCCGTCCGCCTGTGGAGCCTGGACGTCTACGATCCCAAACGATCGGACAAGACGCCAGCGGGCGAGCACAGCCGGAAGATCATCCAGGAGATCGTTAACGCCGCGGGGTGGACGTGGATCGATTACGACGGGGACGGTCGGGTAGAATGGTGCGGTCTGCATGCCGCAGCCTGTTGGCGAGCAGCAGGCATCGATCCGAAGTGGCTCGCTACGTTCTGGGCGTCAACGTACCGGCTCGATGCGTGGGCGACATACCGAGACTTCAACAACCACAAGAACCCCAAGCCAGCGCAGGGCCCGTATCGCCTCGTGGCCAAGTTGGACTCGAGTAGCAAGGTGCTACCGTTCGAGCCGCGAGCCGGCGACATCCTGACGGTAGGCGATGGCATCCCGGCGTTCGGGGATCACATCACGATCGTGGAGTCGTGGGACGAGGCGAGGGGAATTTTTATCGTGTTGTCTGGGAACGGGGGCGGCTTGGGTCCCGACGGTAAACGGAGACAGGGAATCGTCAGGAGCGAGTTCCGTCTTGGCGGCTCTGGATATTGTGCCCGGCGAATTATCCGGCCTGCTCCGTCAGATCTTCTTTGAGCCATGTCTCACCGTGCGCCACATGCCTGACTGCTGGCTCCGGCAGATTGAGCGTGGCCACGATGTCCTTGATGGACCGTCCGATGGAGCGCAGTTGCCTGATGGTTTCCACATCAGACTCCGTGAGCACGGTGGCCCGCGTGTTCCTGGCTTGCTGTGTTCGGGTCGCCCAACGAACATTCCCGGGCTCGTAGCCGCGGCTGTTGTCGATTCGATCGAGTTCGTGCTTGGGCGATGGGCGCTCTCCCATATCGGCAAGGAAAGCGGTGAAGTCCTGCTGCCATCGATCGCACACGCGTATGCCGCGGGCTCCGTAGTCTCTGTAATCATCGCAGCCGGCGTCCGAGCAACGCTGGCGCATTCTCTTCCACGTTCCATAAAGCGGATGGCGCGGAACGCTGGTTCGCGAGTAGCCGTGCCTCCGTGCGCGGGTTGCCATCAGCACCGACTGTATCTCTCGCAGCAGACAGCCGCAGGACTCGCTCCTGCCAGACCTGAGCCCGCTGGAGAGCACAGAGCGCTCTACGCCGCAATCACACCGGCACTGCCAGCGCGCGCCGCCTCCGGTCATTTTGTCGAGGGACAGCACCAGCCAGCGCCCGAATCTCTCCCCTGTCAGATCCAAGAATCTTGGCATTTGACACTACCGTTTGTCTCAAATGAGACATGTCAAGGGCTGGCGGCATGAAACCGATCGGCAAGCTTGAGACGGGGCCGTGCTCCGGTCCCCACGAGTTCATCATCGGCCAGTACGGCAACTGTTTGTCCGGCGCCTGCCACAGGCCGCGGTGTGTCTGCGGATCCCACGACACCGAACCGTTCACGCTGCCCAAAGCCGGAGCCTGGCACTGTCGCCCCTGCGGCCACGTGTTCTGGCCGGCGGTCCGCTAGGCATACGCAACCACGCGTCTCTTAATGGTGTATTCGTGGTGGGTTCTGCACGCAGATGCCTCTACGAGTGACTCCGCCTGAACCGCCCGGAACCGCATGGTTATCGTCACGCATTTGTTCTCAACCTCCGCCCGCTTGACGATGGATTGTACTACCCGGCGCCTGTCCTCGGGTGTGCCCGATTCGGCGAGTCGGGTCATGGCGGCGATGTAGGCGGCCGGATCGATGGCACCCTCGCGATCACCCGTCACGGCACGCTCCGCCGTCTGCAACTGCTCTGCGGTGAACGCGCGCTCCTTGCGCAGCGCTGCTAGCTCCACGTCCAGGGCGTCATCCGAGATCATCCCCTTGCGGTAGCGCGCTAGGAACGCCTGCTCCGCCTTCGTGAGACGCGCCAGGTCAGCCTTGTATTTGGCAGCGTCCTTCTCCCACGCCTTGCGGTTGCCGCTGCGCTCGTCTGCACGCTTAGCCAGCGCCTTCGCGAGCCGCGGATCCTGCAACTCGGATAGGACCGAGTCCCACACCGCGGCGTCAATCTCGGCGACCAGCGCGCTCGGCGCCTTGCATCCCTTACCGAGTCGCCTCTCGCGGCAGTAGTACCGGGCCGGGTGCCTTCCGCCGTCCGCCGTCTGGATGCAGATCTTACCGCCACATTCGCCGCACGTTGCCAGCGCTTCGAGTAGGTAGATGTGTCGGGTTCTTCGGAGTCCGCGTTGCTTGCCGCTGGTCACGGCTTGTTGTGCCCGCTGCCACGTCACCTCGTCAACGATCGGCGGCACACGAACGACCACGTGGAACCGCGTGTTGGCCAGCCACTCGCCGACAGGATAGCGGGCCGTGACGATGCGCCACACGAGGTGGTCGTGCCAGATGCCGGTCTGCGATGGCTCGCCTCGGGCGCGCAAGTCGTCCGCGATCGTCTTGCACGAGTCGCCTGCGATGACGCGGCGGAAGATCTCGCGGACGATCCTCGCGTGCTCCGGGTTGAGCGACCACTCCTTGGTGGCGCGATCGTAACCAAGCCCGTACGGCGTCCACCCGTTCGGCTTGTGGCCGTTCTCCGCGGCGCGTAGTAGTCCGCGCTTGGTGCGCTCGGCTCGCTTGCGGTTCTCCTCTGCCGCGAACACGGCCTGCAGCGTGACGTAGAGCTCGCCGATCATCGTGCGGAGATCCAGCTCGCCACCGCTCGGTGTGACGATGCGAATCCCGGCCGCCTGGAACGGGCCAAGGATGGCCGCGCGTTCCTGCATGTCATCGGTTCGCGTGAGCCTGTCGATGTCGATCACCACCAGGACATCGAACCGCCCGGCGTGCGCGTCCTTCAGCAGCCGAGCGAAGCCTTCGCGCTTGTCTAGCTTGCCGGCTCGTGCGCTGCGCCCGTCATCAATGTACGTGTCTACGAGCAACCAGCCCTGTGCCTTAACGAACGCCGGCAACACGCGTAGCTGAGACTCGATGGTCTGCGATTCTCGTTGCGCTTGGCTGCTGACGCGTGCGTATATCGCGGCTCTCGTAATCACGGGCGGGACTTTTGCCCGGAATGAACGAGCGGGTCCAGCACAGAGAACAGAACGTCAACGAGATCGTCGAAGGCTTGAGCATCGGGCTCGTGTTCGACAATGACGAGCGGACGTCTTGGGGCAGGCGGGCGGCGGCGTTTGGGGAGGGGGCTCACGGCGCCGGCCTTCCGCAGCCTGGCGACCAACAGCCACCGAGCCGATACCCATGCTCGTGGTACAGGCGGTGGTCCTCGGCTTCGTAGAGCCCAATCTCGTGCGCCCGACACAGCGCCGCCCCGATCGCGAGATTGCGGGTGAGGGTGCGGAGCGTGTGCTGGACTTCCCATGTCCGCGTTCGATGGCACTCGGCGCACTCGCATGTGCGGTAGTTGAATTTCACGACTCGCCCTCGCCGTGCTTGACGATCTGACGGGCGAGGTACCCGGCGAGCCAACGGTTGCTGTGATATCGAATGTTCGATTCGGCAACGCTCCAGCCGCGCAGTTCTTCGTCGTCACCGAAGACCCCAAACGTCCAGTCACACAGCCTGTCGGCCTCGGTTAGATCATCGGCAATCTCCGCCGCCCTTACCTCAATCTCCACCGCCTCACTCGCGTGCTCGTCGCTGTGGCCGAGGGGGAGCCAGTCGCCGCACCGCTCGCAGTACTTGCGGACAAGCATGTCAGAGCGGTCATCGGTGCGGAGGACTGACTCGCGTCGCATCCAGTGTGCAGACTTCGGGTGCTTGCACCGCTTACTCACTGCCCACCATCCCCATCACCGCCTCCACAACCCGCCGCTCTTGCAGGTAGCCGCCAACCTCCGAGGTGGACAGCCTGTTCACGTCGGCGTTGGCGATTGCTTTGTCGCATGCTGCGAGACGAGCTGCGGCCCAGGTGCGGAGGGTGGAGAGGCGAGAGCGGGACGAGCGCAGTTCACGGATCACGCACGTGACAGACGCCATGCAACAGTCGTCACCGCTGGATTGCTCAAGCGTATGGAGCTCTGACTCCGTGAGGATTTCAACGTTGCCGATCACGACTCCCCCTCCCCGTCATCCCCGCCGAGTTCTTTGGTGAGGCGGGTGAGCTCGGCTAGCGCTGCGTTCTTGCACGCGTAAATAACGTCATACAGAGTCTTGTCTACAAGACCGAGCGGTGGTGCGAGAGGCTGCCCAGCGTGATCGCCGAACCAGCGATGCGCCGCTACATATACCGGACGCATCCTCTCGCACTCCGCCTCCGCCTCCCTCCGTTGCTCGAGCGCCACATTCGCATCTGCCTGCACCGCTGCCAGGACGCGCTCGGCTTCCTTGGCGCGTGCCCGCCAGTACACGATCTCGTCGTGCGGATCCATGCCGTGCATTTACTGTCCAGCCTTTCGAAGCTTCTCCACATGTGAGTCTGAGTCTGGCTCCCAGCCGTTGTCCCGGCGTAGCTGCTCCCAGCGAAAACACGCCTCCCGCAACGCCTGCCGGGCGAGGTCGCGCTCCTTCTCCGTCTCGTCTAGCCGGATTTGAAGCTGCCCGTAGTCGACCACGATGTCCGCGCTCGCGTTAGTCAGCCTCTCATTCTCCTGCTCGAGCTCGTGGATGCGGTCGTGTTGCCGCACGATCTCTTTCGCGTACGCATACGTGCCGTCCCATGATCCTGGCCGCGCCAGATCTTGAGACGCGAATGTCCACTCGTCGTGGTCCTTGATTAGCTGTCGTGCTGTCGCGAGAATTTCTTCACTCATCGTGCGCTGCGCCGAATCGAACGGCCTGCCCAGTCAGCGCGAGTGCGGCTCTCGCCGCGCCGTAGTTTGTCGTGCGCGGCGGTCTACGCCGCTGCGTGGCTAACCGGCCTCCTCGAGTAGTCGGTTGACTTCGTTGACGTCAAACGCTGGCGCCTCTTCGTCCTTGCCGCGCGTGAACTCACCGAGTGGCATCGTGTCCGCGCCATTGCTTGCGCCGCCGAGTTCGCGGATCTTCTTGATCACCGCGGCTGCCGTCCCGCGCTTAGCACCTACTGCCCTGGCGGCACGCTCGATGGCCGCCTTCGTGGTCTTGCGCTCGATCGCTACAGCCTCGAACTCACGAGCCGACTCGCCGACAACCTGGGCGATTGCGGTGACCGCGACATCCCCACTCAGCCGCTCGTTGCCGTTGCGGACGTACCTTCCGAACATCCGCCCCTCGCCGAGATCAATCGGTCCGTTGGCGTCCACGTAGTTCTCCAGCCGCTTGCGCGCGTCCTTGACCAGTGACTCCACGCGGACGATCTGCTCGTATGCAGCGGCGGCACGCTCGGTGGTTATTGTCGAGTCGCCGACTACCGCTAGTCCCTTCTCGGAGAACTGCACGAGCAGGGCGTTTTTCGCCGAGCAGAATGGAGTGCTGGGACAGTACCTGCACCACGTTCCTTCGCGCGTGGCAATTACCTCGCCGCGCCTCGTCGCCTCCTGGTTGGCCGCCGCTCGGATGTGCAGTTGCTCGAGCCTGTCGGCGAACGCCGCAAGGTCGAGCGCATCGAGCGTCGCTTCGTCAACGCGGTTCGTGCGAGTGTAGACGATGCGGACGATCGCTGACGACTTGCCGAGTGCGCGTGATGCCGCGAGTGCATAGAAGGCGAGCTGTGCGTTCGTGGCAGCTGGCTCCACGTCAGCGTGGCCCGTTTTGAAGTCGACGACCACGACTGAGTCGTTATCAATTCCGATAACGTCACAGGAACCCACGATCTCGAACGGTCCAACATCACCGTACGCGCGCCCGAGATTCTCACCGATGATGCGTCCCGCTCGCGTCGCCACGTCAAAGCCGAGCGCAACCTCGGAGCGTGCGGATGCAGGCATCACTGCAGCGATCCAGTCCGGCAACTCCCCGCGCAGGAGTTGGTCTGCGAGCTCGGCGTGCTCTACGTTTCCAGCGTCCGCGTAGACGCTGGCGTTCTCCGCACGGGGCAGGACAGACGCGCCGGGACACGAGAGCAGCCGTGACAATGACGACGCGGTGATCACGCTGCGTGCTCCAACTCGGACTTACGCGCGGTGTACGCCTCCACCGTAATCTTGTACTGGGGCGTTCCGCGCGCTGGCTTGCCAGGTCCGGTCACGATGCGGTCGAGGTCTGCCAGGGATTTTGCCGACGCGATGGCGGCAATCATCGCGGTGAACGTGTCGTCAAGCGCTGCAGCAACCGGCTCATGCTTCGTTGCTGGCTGCGTCACGGGCGACGGCGCCGCACCGCTGTTTAGCCATTGTCGCAACGTGCCGGCAAACTTCTCCCCGGGCTTGTCGATAATGTCGCCGACGCCGATCGCAGAGCACCGAGACTTAGAAACGATCAACTCGTGGTTCAGGTTCATGTCTCCGCAGACAGTGAACTCGTAGTCGAGTCCATCCCTTTGGATGGGGGCCAGTCCGATCTTTCGCGGCGCGCTCTTGCCGGTCTTCTCGTCCTTCTCGAGGACGTACTCCATTTTCGATCGCATCGACGCGATAACGTGCGACTTGCACGACAGGATAGTGTCGACCAGTCGATTGTGCTTAGGCGTGATGTCGCGCCAGGCTGTGAAGTTGTTCGCCTTGCCCTCGCGCTTCGCGACCTTGTCGACCTGCTCTAGCGCGCCATCCTTGCCGGCCCAAGCGTGAGACAGAGAGTCGATCACGATGACGTCGTATCCGGCTTGCTCCGCCGCCTCGATCGCGTCGCAGTAGTTCTCGGGTCCATGGCGCTCAAGATCGAGCACGTCAAACGCGAACCTGTCCGCATAGAGCGACGCGCTACCACGCTCCGTATCGATTACTGCGATCTTGCCGTTCGGAACCAGGTGAGTCGCGATGGACAAGGCGGAGTATGTCTTGCCCGATCCTGCGAGTCCGATTAACGCCAACCTCAACTTCGCTTGTTCTTTGGTAGCTCGTTTGAATGAGAGGGACATGAGTTGTTTGTTTCCTTTCGTCACGCGCGCCCCGACTCGACGGGCGCATGGCTTCGCTGGCTGCGCGTGTAGCGCCCTGTTCCTTTGGCCAATCGACAGGGCAACGATTTGACAGATCACAGAAGCGGGATACGAGCGCTCGTGTGATGGGCCTGGAGCTTAGAACGGAATTTTCTCTTCCGTGCTGGGGCCAGCATCGCCAGCCTCATTGAGCCACTGGTTCACGTCCTTGACGTCACTGCCACCGAGCGGCTTGAGCGGTTCCTTGAACCGGCCGACATTGCGCACGGTCGACCACTCGCTGACCTTGCCCGTGTTCGGGTTTTCCCAGCGCGCAATCTGCACCTCGATAGGCACGGGCTTCGCTGACGACATGATGTCCTTCACTGCCGTGGTCACGTCCTTGCCGGCCCAGCCAAGCGCGAGCATCGCTTGCTTGGTGTAGCGCGTGCTCTTCTCATTGAAGAGTCCCGAATACGGAACCTTGCGCCCTGCGCTTGGACCGTCAGTAATCTCAAACTCAACGCTCAGCTCAGCTGCACCTTTCTTATTGAGACCTAGTTCCACGGATACGGGCTTCGCTTGAAAGTTTCCTTCAATCAGACTCATTGCTTTGTTCCTTGTTTGAGTTTCCGAAAATGTTTGTTTGCTTGTCATCGTCACTCCCACTCGTCTTGGGAAGTGGCGATTGGGGTAGCGCTTGCGGTTCATCACAGCGGCCACATCTGCCTGGTCCAGGCGCACAGCGGCATCTCATTGGATGTTGCTCCACGTGGCTCCGCTAACCACTCGATACACGGTCGCGGTAGTTACACCGATGGAGTCTGCGATTGATTGCGCCCGCTCGCCAGCAGCACGCCTTCGCCTAATCTCCAGAACGGACTCCGCCGTTAGCTTCGTTCTCGTGGTGTTCTGCGACTGCTCAAACGGCGTCGCCCACCTGCAGTTGCTTGGTTCGTAGTTGCCATTGCTGATCGGATATCGATCGATCGACTTACCCGCCGGGCGCTCTCCCATGTCAGACAAGAAATTAGCGAAATCGGTTCTCCATCGCTCACATACAGTAACTCCACGGGCCCCGTAATTGGGGTAGTCCTTGTCGCGCTCGAGGGTGCAGCGGCGCACCATGCGGATCCATGACTCATACGTTGGCGAGTGACTATATCCATGACGAAAGTTCGGGCCGCTGGTTCCTCTCCACACCTCACCGATGAGACAGCCGCATGATTTGGTGTGTCCAGAGTTTAGTTTCTCGGCTACAACCACAGTTTCTGCGCCGCAGTCACAGATGCACCGATATTGATATTTACGATTCGGTGTCTTGCCAACGATCTCGGCGACGGAAAGACGACCGAACCTGCGGCCAGTCAAAACGGTCAGCTTAGGCATGGTTCACTCCAAGATGCGCGGGATGGCAGATACAGCGGGTCATGCTGCCCTCCTTTTTGCTTCTCGTCTAGCTTCCCTCTTCTTGGCTTCGTATTTGCGCTGATACTCGCGACCCATATTCCTATGGTGTTCGCACGTCTCTCCGCCTGGTAAGCGCGGTAGCGGACACCTGGCGCAGAGTCCCAGTTCCTTTCGTCGCGCCCTGTTCATCTTCTTTCTGTCTGACTCCGGTTGAACCACTCGCTTTACCGGATTTCCGTCTGCGTCGTACTCTCGCTCTGGTCTTTCCCGGAACACAGGCGGATCCTGCGATAGTCTGTATTCGTTGATCCTTGAAGAGACTGTTCTTTTCTCGATGCGCTTTTGTTTCGCTAACCTGTATAGCGCAGCGCTGAAAAGCATCCTCTCGTGGTCGTCTAAACACCCAATGTCGTCGCATAGGTCTGCGGCCGATATCCAGTCCCTGCTTCGGAGTGCCAGCAATGCTCGCTCGCTCGCGGTCAGCATTGGGTACCCGTTGTCGTCGTACCTGCGACACGCCTCGCGTCCGATAAGTCGTTCCGCGGAGATCATCGCCTTCCCTGTATCTCGCCGTAAACCGGCATCTCGTACGTGGTGACCCTGCCCTGACACGCCTTGTCCACGCAGATGCGCCGACGGCGAGTGCCAACCGCGGCGGGTCGCGTCTCCTGGACTGCGGTGTCACAGCCGCATTTTGGACATACAATCATTGCGCCGCCGCTGCCACCCGTCCGGTGACTGTCACTGAATAGCTAGCGTAGTTTTCGCCTCGCTTCTCAGCGAGACCGGACTCCACAAGTAACCTAAGGTGTCGGTTGACTCGGACCCGACTACCACCAAGTGCGGTCGCGATGTCTTCGCTAGTGGCGCTGTCGAATCGGGCCAGAGCGCGGAGGACTCGGAGTTGGGTCATTGGATCTCAAGCCTCCCCATTGCCACCGTAAACACTGCACCGATGGCGAGTGCGAATAGGACGAACCAAGCGGCCATGTCTTGGAGGGCGCTCACGGTTCACGCCTCGTCGTCAGAACCCACACGGTCCAGGTGATGGCGACGGTGAGAATGACGATGACGGTTTGGGCGGTCATAGCTTCTTCTCCTCAGCAACCCGCGCCACGTACCCAACATCAGCGCCGTTCAGGTACGCAGCGCGAATGGCAGACGTCAGCGCAACCTTGACCATGTCGTCTGGCATCGCGAGTGGCAGGTCACAGACCGTCCTCTCCGCGTATACCCGTGCCATGTCGCGGAGGCGCTTTAGTGTTTCGGGGTTCATAGGACTCCCATCGATGCGAAGGACATGTCGTGTGCAACGTGCGTAATGCCGTCAACGGTTACGCTGTGACTCACGAACACCCCCATCCGAATCTCGACAGCCAATCGGCGATGGCGAGCGAGGGCGTGGATCTCGCGGATGAGAGAGCCGGACGAGCAGTAGTAGTTGAGGCTGCAGCGGCTGCCGGATAGGGCGTTGAGGAGGCCGCTCACTGTCCAGGCTCCTTCTTGAGTGCCGCGGACAAGACATCGAGAACTCGAACCACGGCGGTTCGCTCCTTGTCGATTGTGAAGTCGAACGGACCAGGCTTGAACTGGCGTCCCGCCGCGGCAACCGAGTTGAGCCGACGCAACTCCAGAGATACGGAGTCGATTCTGTCGGCTATGTCGAATCGTGCGCGCATGATCATCCTCTCCACGTCCTCGGCGTCTGGTGCGTGCCTCACGCCGCGATCCTCTTGTGTTTGAGCCAGGCTGAGGCCCAGCGGCCAATCGCCGCGATGCACTTGCACACGGCTCGAATTGCTTGCGGCGGTCGCCACTCCCAGCGCACGCGGTCAACGATATCTGTGGACGGCTCGTAGAAGCCGGGGAGCCAGCGCGTTGACTTACCGCCGTGAGTCCACGGCTGCCCCTTCACCTCTGCTACTGCAACCCATCCGGCCGCCTCGTAGCAGATGCCGGACTCGTCCTTGCGGATGTAAGAGACGACTCGGATGTAGCCCATTGAGTCTGCCGTTGACGTTGACGAGCCGAGTAGACGACTGGCTACGTTCTTGTCCTTGCCGCGGCAACACAGGCGCGTGACTTCCAGCGTGCGACCATCATCTAGTAGCCTCGCGTTGGGGCGCCCAACGATTACAACGCCAACGGTCGGCATGTCAGGCTCATCGAACAGCACAGCGGCGGTCCTGAACTTGTCGCTCACCACCGGCTTGTGGTGAGAGTGATGCGCGGCTACGTACGCGTTAGCGTCCGCTCTCGATATGGGACGCAGCGCGATCACGCGCCGTGGCTCCTGACGTAGACCCTCGTCGGCTCATCCTCGAACGACAGCACCTCCACGATCGTGGTGTCCTCGCAATCCCTGCACTGGCATGGACACTTCAGGCACCCATGACAAATCCACTTGCTGTGATCGTATTTGTAGCCGGGGGCGGTCTTGGTGCGGGGGCGGGTCATTGGGGATCCTTTCCGTGGAGAAACTCAATCACCGCGGCCTCCGCCGCCTTCGCTTTGTTGAACAGCGATCTGGTTGCATCCAGCGCGGCGTACGTGAGGTGCTCTCTAGTGCTCCTAGCGTCGTGCGGATTGAGTCCTGCACCGCCTCGAATGGACAACCCGCGAGCGATTACCTCGTTGCCATCCTGGATCTCAACGCAACACACGGTGTCTCCGGCGGCTGCGTCCACCTTCGTTGTTACCCTTACGTTCACGACTGCTCCTCTCGTTCACGCAGCGCCCGCTCCCACGCACCCTGGTCGCCGCGCAGAACCGCGCTACCCATCTCGCTGGTCAGGCGCATGTACTTCTCTGCTGCGACCTCAGCGCGGAGTTGCTTGACGAGGTCTTGGGCGCGGGACAGCTCTTGTTGCAAGTAGTCAGCGCGCACGAGTTGGCGTGCGTAGTGCTGGGCAGAGCAGACGCGGCAGATGCACGACGAGTCGTGAGTGCCCGTGATGGCGGGAATGGAGACGGCCATTAGCGAGCCGCCTTGATCTGACGATCCAGATCGTCAATGTGTGCTTGCAGCATCGCGCGGGCGACGACGTCGCGCTCGCGGCGCATCTCGTTAACGTTCGCGCGGCGCTCGGCGAGCAGGTCTTGGGCTGAGCGACTCACTGTCCACCCCCGTACTGCGCGCGGTAGGCCGCGAGTGCGACCTCCATGGACATGACGCTGATCGGCTGCGTGGACTTTTCCCACGAGCGATCACCCGTTGCCGGGCGGCGCATGTCGCGCGTTACCGCAGAGCGCGAGACAAGCACGACCTCGGGGTCAAGCGCGTTGCGCTGCCGCTGCGCGTCTGCCTGCGCCCCGATCGCGTAGTAAACGCCCTCGGGCTTAGTCGGCTCTTCGGATTCGAAATCGTTGTTCGGGTCGGCGTCAACCGCGATGTTCATGAGCCAATCTTATAGCCGGCTCGTTATTCGGTCAAGTAATAAAATAAGCCTGACTTGTACAGTCATCGAAAGCGTCGGCAGACACCGGCAAGTGCTCAATCAGCAGCGCTACTACCTGTCGGTAGACGTCGGGTGCTAACGCATGTAAGCGCTTGCCAGCCTGTTGCCATCGAGCGTCCAGATCTATCACCCCAGTACCATCCGCCAACCCATCCGGTGCCCCGTTGGGCGCCACGCTTAAGCTACCAAGAATGCGGCGAATCTCATCAAGAGCTGCGGCTACGCGGGGATCGTCCACCTGTTTATCCTCCATTTGTTGCAACCCTGTTATGGGGCGTCAGCGAATGGGTTTCAACGGAGAACTACGTATTCCTGCGTACGCTAGTCACTCGTTGCGCATCAATTGCGCAAACGTTTATGGTACCCGGGGCTTGCTGTGCAGCAAACTGTTGCACCGCTCAGGTACGTCCGGGTTAGTCACTTCTTTTTGGGATCGATCTTCCTGGGGTATTCGGGGAGATCGCGTTCGAACTTTGCGACCATGCTCTCGATGAGCTCGCGCAAGTTGTCTGCCTGCTCTCTGTCGTAGTAGCGGATCGTCCTGCCGAGTCGCTGCCAGGTGCGGTCGAATTCGTCGACGAAGTGCTCTGGCGGAGCGATGCCTAGCACGCGACAGATCCGCATAACATACGAGCTGCCGCTAGCCTCGCCGCTCTCGATGTTTGAGATCTGCGGTTGGGACAGGCCCACCTTGTCAGCCAGAACGTCCTGGCTCCAGCCGCGCGCCTTGCGGGCCTTGATCATGATGTCACGCCACTCTTCGTTGGTTGCAAGTTCTGGTTCGTTGGGCTCGCTTAGCACGTCATCATCAGAACATAGCTCGATATCAGTTTGACTTATTTTGTCGGTTGCTTTCTTCATAAGGCTCGCTCATAATCCTGGTCGATGGGTCGACTCTCCGCTCTGTTAACAAAGGCGCGCGGCAAACGCAACCAGACCGACATCGCACGCGCCCTTAATGTTTCGCAGCCTTTGGTCTGCAAATGGGAGCGGGGCAGCTGCGCGCCCGTTCTTAATGACGTGCGGCGAGTTGCTCGTGTGTACGGCGTTGACGCGAACGAATTGCGCGAGCTCGTAATCGCTCGCCTCGTAGACAACGACCGCAAGCGTCGGAAGGCGAGGGCTGCGTGAATCATTCGTCAGCATTGGGTCTGAGTGACCTGGGGCGCAAGTGTGCACATGCGCGCACCGGGGTAGCCGCAACGTTCTGCTGCACCTAGCCGTCGTTTAGTTCTCCAACGGCATCGGGGGATGCCAGTCAGGAATCCGAGTGTCTCGATTACTCATCATCTGTTTGCTCTCCTGCACCTCCCACCGCTCCGGCCCAACCTGTCACCCGCAATCGCAGGGGGCGGAGCGGACAGGCGGGCAGACGTGTGAGGTGCGGAAGTGAGCAAATTCATAGTCACGTCACAGTCTATCAGTGGCGCACCGGACCTCGAGTTCAGGTTCGACAGCGACACATGCCGGGCCGAAATCTGCGGCGCTCGGTTGTACTGCGAGGCGCGCGGTGATGGCGGCATCGACATGCGGCTCACCGATGCCACCGGCGAAGTCCTGGCGGACCTTGTGGTGAACGCTCGGTCACATCGCAACATGACCGAGAACGTCCAGGACATCGGCTCCGCATTGCTGTGGTCGCACTGGCGGCATCAACAAGCGCTCCAGACGGAGACACCATGACCCCACTCGCAATCACCGCCATCGTTGCGGGGGCGGCGGTTGGGTACCTGTTGGCCGCTGGAACCACGTGGACGGTGTGGGGTCGCAACTTCAGGGAAGAGACAATCAGGACCGAGCCTGACTGCGTGTTGGCTGAGATTGCAACCGTGATGTGGCCATGCACATGGGCAATCGGACTCGGACTGGCAGCGCTGGCGGTCCCGTTTCTGGTCGGTCGGTATCTGTTCCTGTTCCCCGGCGCTGTCTCCACCTGGCGCAGCAACCGCAACGGGTTGCCGAAAGCACAGGTGAGGAAGTGACGCGCATGTCTCTCGAGCAAGAGTTCTTGAGCTTCACCACCCGCCTAACCGATGACGAGCTCCGCGTGCTGATCCACCAGGCGCGGAGGATGGTGAGGATTGGGCACGCCAAGTATGGGGGGTTGGATTTGTCGAAGGAGAAACGGGATTGGACTGCCGAGATGGCGGCCGAATCCAGCGACAGACTTTTCTATGACGCATGCCGCGAAGTAGCACAGGCGATGCGCGATGGAGGTGACCAGTGATTCTCTGCATCAAGAATGAATCGGGACACGCATTCGAGAAAGCCACTGCTGGCTCTATCGGATTCGATCTGCGCGCGGTGCACCAAAACCCGGTAACCATCGAGCCAGGTCAACGCGATCGGTTCGACACCGGTATCTCTATCGAACTGCCGCCTGGCTGGGGCGCGCTGGTCCAGCCGCGATCCGGTCTCGGCTCCATGGGTGTTATCGCCATGACCGGTGTAATTGATCGCGACTACCGAGGGCGTATCTCTGTGGTGCTCATCAACCTTGGCGACCAGCCATACACAGTTGAGCCCGGCGAACGCATCGCGCAACTCGTGCCCGTGATGGTGCCGACCATTGATGCGGTGTGCGAGATGGAGGAACTGCCGAGCTCAAAGCGAGGGACGAACGGATTTGGCAGCACGGGGAGGAGCGCCTTCACCGACACAGCCAGTGCAGCCGCCCACGCAATCGCAACCGGCAGCGCAACCGTGGTGCGCGATGACGGCAGCACGCGGGTGCATATCTCGATACCGCCGGCGTGTCCGGCGCCGGATTTTTTGGACAAGGTCGAGACACGCTCGCTCTTGGACCCGGCGCGTGGATTGGACTTTGATGTAGGCGATATCGAGTCGCCGTTGAGCGGAGTGGAGAGCAAACGATGAGCTGCGTTCTCGTCATCCTCGCCTTCTATCTCAAGATCGAACTGACACTCTTGTCCGTCGTTGCATACGCATGCGCGGTGTCGCCGGAGCCGGATGAGCTGCCGGTGGCGAGGGTGGTGGTGAGATGAGACCACCGCACATCTACGCCGCCTGGGACGGCAAGACATATCTCCAGTTCCGCTGCCCTCTATGCGGCAAGCAATCCGACTGGGCCGGCGTTGAGGAGTACCGAGAGACAGATGAGAGAGCGCGGAGGCATGAGGCGGAGGAGCACAAGAGGGTGGTGTACGCGTGAATAAGGGGCAGTGGGCGCGTGAGTCGTTGCGAGCGTGCGAGGGGTGTGACGAGTTGATTGGCTACGCCGTTGACGACTCACAGCTTATCTATGCATTGCGTGAGTCCCTCCGCTCTCTCGTCTCCCAACTCGAGCGCGTCCAGGGCTACAGTACGCACGAGGAGCAATGCGAGTTGAGGGCGGCGCGGATGCTGGTTAGACGGGCACGGTGACAAACGTGGCTAAGCGCGGTCGACAGCAAGTCACGAGTCCAACTGATACACAGAACTACAACACGAAAGGATCAGTATGCCGAAAATTGAATGTAGCAGAAACAAGGACGGCGGAATCAAGATCGCCGCAGATGGGGTCGTTATCGCTAGTTTCAGACGACCACTCTTCGAAGAGTGCCAGTGTGGTGGATGGTACGAGTGGTACCCACGACAAACCGCCGATGGGGTTATCCGAGATCAACCGGTGTGCTCCAAATGCCGTACTGGACCGTATAGAGACGCTGCGAAAGCGCGCCGAGTCAGGCGACGCAAGGGCTAGATTCCACGCCAGGGGGATTCTATCCAAGGCCGGTCTACCAATACCGGACTGGTGCGAGGTGCTCAGGCGCGGAGCGAGAACGAAGCCCGCTCCTACAGCCCACGAAAGCGTCCAGGTCGTTCGCCACGGTGATGTATTGGAGTCGCTTCAAGACATACCGATGGACGCGTTTGTGATTTCAGACCCTCCATACAACCGGGGCTATCATTACGATAGGTACGAAGATACAAAGGATATCAACGACTACAAGGAACTCATGCGTAGGGTGTTCTGGGGTCGTCGCTCCGTAATCGTCCATTACCCAGAAGAAACGATATCTGTTCTCGGCCAGTGTCTCGGCGGATTAACGGATGTTATGGCGTGGGTGTATCCGTCCAACCAGTCAAAGCAACACAGGCTTGTTACGTGGTGGAACTGTGCGCCGGACTGGAGAAGGACCCCGCAGCCATACAAAAACCCGACCGACAAACGCGTACGAAAGCTCATTGACTCAGGGAAGAGTGCGCGCGGGTATGACTGGGTTGAGATTAATCACGTCAAGAACGTCAGCGGCATCGACCACCCGTGCCCGCTTCCGTTGGAGCTCGCCGAGCGCCTAGTTCTTGCCACGACCAGCCCAGGCGACCTGGTCGTCGATCCGTTCGCTGGATCTGGAACCGTGCTTGTCGCGGCCATCAAGCACGGGCGGCGAGCTCTTGGTTTCGAGATAAGCGAGAAATACGCCGAACTCGCTAACGGGCGAATAGCAGAGGTGACGAAGTGACTCCCAGCACCTGCTCCACCTGTCGCCGTGAGTGTGCGGTTGGGTTTGAGAGATGAGCAATGACGACACCACGTGTTCGGTGTGTGGCGTGACCGCCGCCGAGTTAACCGCTCCGCCTAGACGCGGAGGGGTGATGTTGACGCATTGGGTGCAAGGGAAGAAGCGGAGAGTGGAGTGGGTGATTTGTGGGGAGTGCGAACGTAAAGAATTGAGACAGGGTTGAATCGCTTAGCAACAAAAACCCAGCGCGTCCGTATATGGATTCTCCAGGACGGGAAATGCGCGTTGTGCAGTGTCGATCTAGAAAAGCAATTCGAAGTCGACCACATCGAACCATTCCGAAGCAACGGAGCAACTGAGTTATGGAATCTACAAGCGCTGTGTCTGGCCTGCCATCGTTCAAAGACCTCCGCTCAGGCCAGCATCGAGTAGTCAACCTGTTCAGGGAGCGCAGCGCCGTCGTCGCGCAGCTTCCGACTGGATACGGCAAGACCCTTACTGCGGCGTGCTCATATTTGACCCTGCGCTCACGTGGCGTGGTTAACCGTATGCTGGTCATCGTGCCGAGTTCAGCTCAGGCACGACAGGCCGGAGATGACATTCCGGCAGATCTGCTCAAGTTCGGTGGCATCAAGACGATGGCGTACGACGTTGGACGTACTCCAATCCCTGCCCTCAATGCCAACCGCAAGGGAACGTGCGAGGTCTTCGTGGCCACTATTCAGGCACTGGTGGCGTCTACCGCGGCAATCGATGCGATTGCTAGCATGATGGAAGTCGGCCGCTGGTTCGTCGTCGTCGACGAGCATCACCACTACGGCTCCGACAGCGAGGCCGTTTGGGGATCCCGCGTCAAATCCCTTCCGTCGACAGCATTGCTCGCGATGAGTGCCACACCACACCGACGCGATGGCGTCAGTGCGTTCGGCTAACCAGATGTCACCGTATCCTACCTGACGGCGCTAAAGGAGAAGTCGGTCAAGCCACTTGTTCTTCACTCATATCACTACGCGATTGACGCGATCACCGCAGATGGAAGCGTCATCTCGATCTCCACTGGCGAATTGGCGGAGATGGCCGGTGGCTCCACACCAGAAGATATAGAGAAGATGATGGCATCTCGCCAAATGCAGTGGTCTCCGAAGTACATCTACCCACTGATTCTCAATCCGGCGATGCGACTATGCGAGTACTCTGGCGATGGGATCCGCGGGCAGATGCTTGTTCAGGCGATTAGCTGTTCGCACGCCGAGATGGTGTGTCGACAGATCAGGGATATGAACCTTGGCATGACAGTTGACTGGGTCGGAACCGGACCAAACGGTCGCAGCGATGACGAGAACCGACGAGTGCTGGATTCTTTCTGCCCGCCCAAAAACAAACTAGGAGTGAGAGACTGGAAGCTACAGGTTCTGGTTAATGTCGGTATGGCAGGAGAGGGGCTCGACTCAACCGATGTCACTGAGGTTGTGTTTCTGAACTCACCCAAGGTGAACAACACCACGCTACAAATCATCGGGCGCGGTGCACGACGCATGAAACAGGAAGGCACCGGAACGCTGTCGTGCACGATCAACGTGGACAGTTCCAGCGAGCTCGCTGCGTTCGTAGGCGCCGACATCATGTCTGTGTTCGACGGAGATATCCTAACCAAGGAAGAAAAGGAAGAGATCGAAAAGGAGGCCATGGAGCGCGAGTATCGCCCGTTGGCGGACGAGCCTCGCGTCGCAATTGCCGACGTGAAACTAACCAGCATCGAAAAGGAGCGTCAGTTGGCGGTCATTGCGGAGAAGCTCGAGTCGCGCGGATTCACAAGGGGTACGCCAGAGTTCGATAGGCTAAAAGAAGACCTACGACTAGAGATCTTCGAACCAAACATCGAGCACCACAACGCCAGTTCGCGCATCGCGCAGGTTCGCAACGAGAACGATCTTGCAGTCAAGAAGGTGGTTGGCCTCTTGGTAAAGAGCCAAACGATCGAGCGCTCGCGCATCGGAGACCTGATCAGAAAGCTGAATGGCGCCGCGATCAGGATCGTTGGGGCCCCAGTCGGGGCATGTGATGAGCAGCAACTACGAGACCGATACAGGTGGCTGAAGCAACAGGAGGCCATCCTGCTTTCCGGCGGAGAGATATCGTGGCTTCGGTAGCAATCAGCAAGGGTATAGACCCGCTGACCGACGCGCACTCTGTGCCGCGCGACCAATGGTCGAAGCTGGTCACCGCTCGAAAGTACTCGTGCCTTACCGAGACGCCAACGGATTGCCGCAACTTGCTCAAGTTCGTTGCAGATGCCGCAGAGTGCGAGTGGCTGGGGTATTCGTCGCGTGACGAGTATCTGAGGGTCGGCCTCGACCTCGAGCCCGAGACCGTAGATCTGGCCGTCGCGTTCCTGCACGCGATGGATATCGATCTACCTGTCGAGTTCGAGAAGGCTGTAGAGGGCGGCAGGAATCTGGCTGGTCACGGCAAGGATGCAAACGCGGAGAGAGACGGAAGCGGGCGTTTCAAACCTGAGATAGCAAGCGCTACCTCAGGATATTCGGGGGGCATAGGGCGCGGTCGCGAGTACACCATCGCCCGCCTCTACCGCGATAATCCCGATCTGGCCGCCAAGGTTCGGTCTGGTGAGTTGAGCGCGAATGCAGCGGCCATCCAGGCTGGGTTTCGCAAGCCAGTCACACCGCTCGCCATCCTTCGCTCGGCGTGGAAGCGCGCATCCAAGGCAGAGCAGAAGCAGTTCCTCGATGAGGTGTCCGAGTAGCTATGGCAGGTGGCCGCATACGCACGCTCAAGCCCGAGATACTCGAGGATGAGAAGACTGCGCCGCTGTCTGACACGGCGTTCCGTCTCTTTACCTCAATGGTGATCTTGTCGGATGACCACGGCAACGTCCGGTGTGACGTCCGGTGGTTGTCCAGTCAGATCTGGTGGGCTCACGAGTCCAAACCGAACGTGTTACTGGCGCTGATCGAACTGTGCCGAGCCACGCTGATCGAGGTGTACGGCGTCCGAGGTGGGACGTATGCACACCTAAGAGGGTGGGAGAAGCATCAGAGGATCGATAACGCCGGTAAATGCAAGGTTCCGAGACCCGATGACGCAGATGCCAATCCAATTCAGGTAGATGAGTCGATATCTGACAAACTCGCGGCGACTCGCGGCGAAATTCCGCGAACCGCGGCTGGAAGGGAAGGGAAGGGAGAGGAAGGGAATGGGATTGGATTGGATGGGGAAGCCGCGGCGAAAACGCCGCCGGCCAAGCCCGACAAACGAAAGTGCCGTATCCCGTCCGATTGGGAGCCAAGACCGGAAGAGCAGCAGAAGGCTCGTGAACTGGGGGTCGACTGCGAGGCAGAGTCCGCTCAGTTCAGGGACCACTACACAGCCAAGGGCGAGGCCCGGGCTGATTGGGATGCCTCGTTCCGTACATGGCTCCGCAACGCGGTTCGGTTCGGCAAGGGAAGACAGCAACCGGCGCAGCGCGATGTGTTCGCGCTTATCGACGGCGCCGAGATTGGAAAAAACACGTGACCAGTGAAAGCGCAAAGTCAGTCGTCAAGCTCTTGCTAGCCTCCTATCCGGCACAACGCATGCGCATGAGCGACGCCGACGTCCTCGCGATGGTGGACGCCTATGCCGGCGGATTGATGCACCTGGACGATATCTCGGTGCGCAGGGCCATTACCGAGCTCGTGCTTACAGAGCGCTGGATTCCGACGATCGCGCAAATCGTCTCCAAGGTCAGCGACCAGCACGACGGGCGTAAGCGCGAAGGTGGCGAGGCGTGGGGAGACGCGTTGGCTGCCATCCGGCGTCATGGCTACATGCGAACGCCAGGCGTCGACTTTGAGTTTAACGACCCACTCGTGGCCAGCTGTGTCCGCTCGATGGGCTGGAGCGAACTGTGTAACAGCGAAAACATCCACGCCGACCGGGCCAGGTTCATCGAGCTTTACGCGCAGCTCGCAGATGGCGACCGTGTTCGGCGCTCCGTGTCCAAGGCTCTGCCTGGGTCGGAGGCCAAACAGCTGCCAAGCGGGACTCGTTCCGTAGGCGACGTAATCAGACACCTACTCGGAAAGGGTGACGAATGACCGGCGCCGACCTCCAACGCCTCCGACGTGCCAGGGCTCGCGAGCTCGGGCTCTGCGGCGTGTGCTGCGTTCGCAAGCCCGACACGGGCAACAAGTGCACTGGCTGCCGGATGGCACAGGCTCGAGCTATTCGCGCGCTCAGGGCTCGTGCTGTTGCTGCTGGCATGTGCACAACGTGCAGGTGTCGCCCGATGGCGCCAGAGTCGAAGTATTGCGCTTGGTGCCTCGGGGCGTATCAGCGCAGGCGTATGCCCAGGTGGTGTGACGATTGCCTTGCGTTTGGGCATCGGGGTAGTTGCGCAAGGAGGGCGGCATGAGTCCAACGCAACGCACGCTAGCCGAGTGTCGCAAACGGGGCTGGACTGCGGCCGTGGTCGAGCGCTGGAATCCGCATGCCAAGATTCGACAGGACTTATTCGGCTGCATCGACATCCTAGCACTCACCCCTGACGGCATCCTGGCAATTCAGGCTTGCGCAGGGGCGTCGCATGCAGCGCGCCTTACCAAGTGCCAGTCAGAACCGCGCACGAATGCGTGGCTGGCTTGTGGCGGGCTTTTTCAGGTGTGGTCCTGGTCCAAGAGGGGTGAGCGCGGAAAACGCAAGCTGTGGGCTCTACGGACCTCGGACGTTTCACGGGATGTTCCACGGTCGGGGGAAGTGTGTGCCAATGACCCCGATTGAGGAACTAGCTAAGCAGCATGGAGTCCCAGAACTCGAGCTACTGGAGTTCTTTCTAGAGCGTGCCGCAATCCGCGAATACGACGCCGGTATGACACGAGAGGCGGCCGAGACTGCTGCGCTGGAGGATGCGCGGGTTTGGGCTCAGCTGTGGAAGGCGACTCGGAAGTGACAACCAACCGCGCCAGTGGCGCACTGAGAGGGTGAGAAAATGATTACGACAGAGACACAGCCCGCGACACGTCTGACCGCTGAAACGCCGGAAAACGGGCCGCCGACCCCCGAAAACATGGGTCGAGAGACACGTGGCAGGGCCATCCGCCGTTTCTGCATCCAGTGCATGGGGGGCGGACAGGGCGGTGACCCGATGCGCGGACCGACGGGCGTGATCGCCTGCATCCGCGACTGCCCGAGCACTGCGTGTGCGCTGTACCCGTTCAGGCCGTACAGGGAGACGCGGTGACCCAAGAGCGCCAACACCTCTACGTCCTCTGCTGCGCCATCCTGTGGTTCCTGGGCGGGATTGCGCTGATGGCGTTCAGTTGCTCGTGCGCCAGCCGTCCCGAGCCAACCTGCGAGCGGTCCATCGCGCACTACTACGACGTTGGCTGTGGCTGGACAGACGCGTTAGGTAAGCCGTACGACGTTCATAGCGTTATCGGCGAATGCCTGTACGTACTGAGCGTGGCGCCGGTTGGATGCCTGGACGGCGTCCTGGCGTGCCTGGGCGAGGCTAGCGCGGGCGACTGCGACTGTGGCGAGGAGATTGAGGCGTATTACGAGTGCTGGGGTGGGGCGTGAGGGCGCTTGCGTGGCTGGTGCTGTGTGGGTGTACGAGGTGTCTGTATTCGATGCAGGGGGCGGAGCCGTAGTGTCCGCTCAGCTGCCTACAGCCGTTCAGCGTCGACTGGCGCTTGTCTGCGAGCGTTGTGGTGGACCGCTGGTTCCTGGCAGTCGATTGTGTCAGACGCATCTGGACGCCAAGCGAGAGCGTCAAAGGCTGTATGCCAACAATAGGCGCAAGCGACTCCGTCATGCCAAGAAGTGCATAGACTGTGAGAAGCCGAGCGCGCACAGCCGTTGTAAACGGTGCTGGAAACGATCCAGGGGTGTCGACCACAACCACCAGGGTGTCGACCAAATCGGCGGTGGTAATTGGCGTACAGACCCCGGCACAGAATGGCTTCGCTATCGCGGCAAGGGTAGGCGTGGACGGCTTACGAGTGAAGAGCAGTTGGACGAATACGCCAGAGACGCGCGGTTTGGAATGGAGGAACTACGTAAGTTCATATCTGCGGTAGATGTGCTCAAGCAGCCATACACACAGTCGTTGCCACGTATCCAGCTGAAGGAGGCCAAACGTCAGGCATGGTCGTATGCCAGGTTCGCGGGTCGGATTATCGATGACCTGGTGGATAAGGACGAGTAACCCTGACGTGTAGGGGAGGGTTGTAATCGTCCGCTACTGTGACATGTTGTCATAGTTAAACTGAAATGCCGTTCCCGAACCCCAATGGGAGACCTCCAGTCGGACGTTCACTAGCCGATGCTCTCCGTCGGAGATTCCCGCCTGAGAGGGTGGTTGACATCGCAGAGCGTCTCATCGAATCCGACGACGATAGGGTTCGCATGGCTGCTATGCAGTTCATCGCAGACCGTGGCTACGGCAAGGTGCGAGAGGTTCCAGACGGTCAGATAGCCGATCGGGATGACGTGATTGACGTGTCACAGATTCCACTGGACGAGCGTCGTCAAATGCTGGTGGCCATTACGCGCATGTCTGCGCTATCTGCCGCTCCGGTTGGCGATGGCACTGAGCATTGAGTTTCAGCGCTCTCGTATAGGGCTGTACCGCAGGGCGCTCGAGCTATCGGTTGGCGGCGAGTCGCTGGCTGGGTTCTTCGACTGCGCCTGGCGGGTGGTCAATCCAACTACCGAGCTCCAAGGCGGGCCGCATATCGAGGCGATGTGTCAGCACGTCCAGTGGCAACTCGAGGACAGGGACCGTGCCATTCGTGACCCCTCGTACGTTATGCGTGCACAGAACCTGCTGATCAACATCCCACCTCGCTGCCTAAAGACCACCGTGCTGGTCATAGCCACCGTGTGGTGTTGGCTCAGGTGGCCGAGCATGAAAATCCTGTATCTGTCGACCAACCCGCGCGTTGCGCACGACAGCGCACGCACGGCCAGGGACCTCATACAGAGCCCGTGGTTTCAGTCGACCTTCCAGCCGACCTGGTCAATCCGTGACGACCAGGAGGCGCTCCTATCGTTTGGCAACACGGCAGGAGGATCGCGCGCGAGTCGAGGCTTGAAATCCAACATCACCGGTGAGGGCGCCGATTGGATTTG